AAATGAAATTAGAAGCTTAAGAACAACCGTTACGGAATTGAGGAAGGCTATGGAATCATTTGATTTATTTCAGCAGGATGACGAAGTGGGAGTTGCATTAGCAAATGTGGAAGCTAGATTAGATATAGTGCAATACAAAGCACTCACTAACAGCATAGCGCCTCCCACTGCAAAAAAAGTTTTAGAAAAGTTTAAAAAAAGTTAACAAAAAGGTTGACACGCATGGTTTAATTCATTATCTTTAAGTATAGAAATTAAATAATAAGAGAGATGGCAAAGAAAGACAGAAATTCAGGATTCGAAAGACAAGGAGCGGTAATGGGTCAGTTCCAGAGAGATGCAAAGGCAGGAGGTAACACTACCACTGTAGCACAAGCAAAGAAGCAAGGAGAGCGCAACGCAGAGTACCGCGCAAAGGTTGAGAAGCCGATCCGAGTAAGTTTCAAATTCTTAAGCACCGGGAAATGATATCCGGTGTTTTAGTGGCGACGACATTCGGGTTAGTGTGCGTCGCTTGTATCAAGATAATGTGGCAAGAAGCAAACGAATTAACAAGAGATAGACAAAGAGGTTATGGGAAAAAAGATTCACGTAAGTAATGGAGCAATAGTAACGGATGTTGCTAGCACGCAGAAATATATGCAGGAGATTAAGAAGTTTGGATACCTGGACCGCGAACAAGAGAAAGAGTTAGGCAGAGCCGCTCAGGCAGGTAACCGCAAAGCCATTAACATCCTGGTTGAAAGCAACCTTCGGTTTGTGATGCAGGTAGCCCGGCAGTATCAAGGAATGGGACTCTTGTTGGAAGACATCATTGCGTTTGGTAACATTGGACTCTTCGAAGCCGCAGAACGATTCAATCCGGATAAGGGTGTGAAGTTCATTACCTTTGCGGTATGGTATGTCAGAGCAGAGATCCAAAAGGCTCTGAATGACTTATCCAGAGTAGTAAGGATCCCTAGCCACAAGACAGCAACTGAGGAGCAACATATCAAAAGCATCAGCACTCCGGTAGGCGATGATGAGAACAAAGAAACCTATGCGGATCGATACTTGGCTGCAGATGCTGTGAAATCCGCACGTGAGACAGCAGATCTCCAATACGACCTACAAAGAGCGATGACACAGCTTAAACCCAAGCAACGAGAGGCATTGACTCGCTTCTATGGCATTGGGCGTGAGTATGCACAGTGTATGGATCAGATTGCTGAGGAAATGGGAGTGACAGGAGAACGAGCACGACAGCTGGTTCGCCAGGCAGAGACCGAAATGGCCAAGCTACCGGGGATCCAACTGCTAGAACAGTACCTGTAACTTTGTTGAAACTTTTCTTGGAAAAAGGTTGACTCGCATTGATATTATTCTTATCTTTAAGTATTATAAAAAGAGAGATATGAGAAAGTTGAAGTTAGCATTATTGATCGGAGCCGTAGTAGCAATTGCGGCAGTGGCGATCCGAGTGGATTACATGATATACAAAGCAAAGTATCCTGACACGAAATTTTGGATGTTTTTAGTTGATAGCAGAAAATAATAAACCTTAAAAAAAAGAGAGAAACATGGGAGCACCACAAATCATTTTATTAGTAATAATGGGACTTAATCTATTAGCATCCGCTTACTTGCATGGCAAGCCCAGAACCGGCAAATTCAATATATTCGGAGCATTGATAAACGCCGGGATCCTTATATGGATCCTTATAAGCGGAGGATTCTTCGGATAAAAAAAGTTTCAAAAAGATTAGGATCCGAGCATTATTTTGCTTATCTTTATTAAAATTAAAAAGAGAGATATATGAAAAACCGATTGAAAACATTCTTAGTAGTAGCCGGAACGGGATTAGTATTGTTTGGCAGCGTAGTAGCATTATTGACAAGCTGTGAAGCGCCATCACAACCTATCAAGATACAAGGAATTGATATCCGAGTAATTAAATTCGACGGGCATGAGTACCTAGCATTTGATGGCGTCAATCATGACAGTGGAGTAGTGCACTCGGAGTCTTGCCCGTGCAAAAGCAAGTAAAAAAAAAGTTAACAAAAAGGTTGACACCGAACAAAAAAATGCTTATCTTTATATAAATTAAAAAATAAGACAAATGAGAGAGATGAATGAAAAAATGGCAAAGCAGTTAGTAGACAACATCGAAAGCGCAGTTGAATTGTGTAACACCCTAGCAATCACCACAGGTGACGAAGGGTTCAAAAAGTTGGGTCTGTTGATGATCACCTTGTTGGTGGCAAAGACAAAGGACGGTGACTTGGATGATTTAGGAGACGCAATAGCACTAGTGCTAAGCGCTAAGATTGACCGAAACAATGCAACTGAGGACCTTAAGCGCGGCATAAACCTCAATTAAAAAAGTTTCAAAAAAGTTTCTAAAAGATTAGGATCCTATCAAAATTAACCTTAAATTTATATAAATTAAAAAATAAGAGATATGAAAAAAGAAAATTTAATTGCACAGTTAGAAGGAGCAAAGGCGTTGTCTTCACAAGTTGACATTGACAAAGTGATCGAGCTTATCCAGCAGTTGGAGGCGGAGCAAAAGACAGTCAAAGTGTTTGGGATCACTGAGGACCTCGCAGCAACCATCGGCGACAAGATCCAAAGAGCGTTGGATTACAATAGCGACTCGATCATCGACAAAGACAGCGCGTGCTTTGAGATTAACTATGACAACCGCATCGAGCTCACTGAGGTTAACATTGACATCTATGAAATAATGAGTCACGTGGAAGCAGTAGTAGCAGAGTTTGTGCTTGAGGAGGACGAGGAAGCTGACGAGGAGGAAGCTGACGACGATCAACCAGCACCGGGTTGGGACGGGTCAATGGGCCACACATTAACCATCGGGTTTACGGAGTTTACACCGACCGACGAAGAAGAGTAAATCATGTCTCTCAATATGAGTCCCGGGTCGGCAGAAATGTCGGCCCTTGCGGACGTGAGAAACACACAGAGACATGACAAGACAAGACATCATCGCAACAGCAGAAGCCTTCCAGGCAAAAGGGTTCCTGACAATATTGGATCAACAAAGAGTCGACTATATGGTCCTCGATATGGACAACATCTCGGATCCCAATGACGGTTACCTCAATATCACAGTTGCCGGACTAGAGCCTGGAGAAGCCTTATTGTTCGTAGATGGGGAGTTTTCCGGCCTATAAAAAAGTTTAAAAAAAGTTACCGAAATGCTTGACACGTGTTCTTTTTTTTCTTATCTTTATTAAAATTAAAAGAGAGAGATATGACAAAAGAAATGTTTGACAGAATGGATGGATTGGTTAGCACAGAGGCAATGACGCAATTGCAAATGGCAACGGCTAGCATTACACGTGCATTGGTAGCAGATGGATTCGATCCGGAAGATGTAACGGAATACATCCAGCAGAATGTAAAATGGACAGTGTTGGATGTGTCGGATGATATGGCATAAGAATCCACTAACTGAGTAACCCACGTAATCAAATAAAAGAGAGATATATGAAAAAGGTTGATTTCAAAATGAAGTTCGTAGTAGGAAGCGCAGCTATCCAGGACACAGACAAGAAGGCTAAAGGCGAGAACAATGACTGCTTCGTTCGAGCAGTGATGAATGCATGCCAGGTTAGCTATGACGAAGCACACGAGTTGGTTGCTAGCCGATTCGGCCGCCAAAGAGGTAAAGGCACATTGGGTGCACCGATGAAGCTTAAGACAATGGCAACCGCTGGAGAGAAGTTGGCCGGCAAAGAGATCCGTCCATTAGGAACCTTTAGCCGCACTCCAATCACACCGGCTAAGGCAAAGGAGCGTGGAGTGTTGCTTAACCTGAAGTACCCGAAGGGAGGAGGCACCTTCTCAGGATTCACCGTAGGCAAGTTCTTAGCTCAGCATCCGAAAGGATCCTTTATTGTGATAGTGGCAAAGCATGCCCTAGCAATCCGAGACGGAAAGATATATGACAACGCTGACCAATTGGATGCATTGTTCCTGACAAAGGGTAGAGATCAGCGCAAAGCCTTAGCAATCTTCCGGGTCGAATAGGCCTGGATCCTACCAGGAAAAAAAGTTAAAAAAAGTTTGCAAAAGATTAGGATCCTATCAGAATTTGCCTTATTTTTATGTAAGCAATTAGGGAAAGGCCTTAAGAGCATTTAATTAAATACCATATAAGAGAGATGAACGTATTTGAAGCAGTAAGAGTAAAAGGGAAGTTAATGGCGAAGAATGTTAACACAGGTGAGTTCGCGCCAAAGGGTTTAATCCGCGACGTGCAATTGCGCAGTGCAGAAGCCAACCGCGAAGTGTTGATGGTTGGAGCAAATGGGCGTGTTGTTAGAGTAGCAGCAGCAACGGCAGGAGTATCGGTAGCACCGGCAGCACCGGCTAAGATGTCTTTCCTGTCAGTGGTGGAGAGCAGAGATCCTGAGGTAATGTTTGACAACCTTACTCGTCTGACAAAGATGGTGGGTCGCGGAATCCAACCGTCATTGGTAATCACAGGTATGGCGGGTGTTGGTAAGACGCACCTGGTTAAGGAGACGCTTAAGGGAATGGGCTTGCGAGAGTCATATGAGTTTGTTCACTTTAAAGGGCGCACCACAGCAGCCGGGTTGTTTATTACCCTTTACCAGAACTCCGACAAGATTGTTATCTTTGATGACTGTGACTCGGTATTCAAAGACGAGGATGCAGTGAACCTTTTGAAGGCGGCGTTGGATAGCTATGACACACGCAAGATCTCTTATATCTCAAGCAAGCCGCTTAAGGATGAGTTTGGCGAGCCTATCCCGGCACACTTTGAGTTCACCGGCCGTGTTATCTTCATCAGCAACATCCACCAATCAAAATTGGATGCAGCAATTCGCTCACGCAGCTTTGTGTCAGACATCTCAATGAACACCACGCAGATGTTTACCCGCATGGAGCAATTGATGTCGACAATGGAGCCTAGCATCCCATTGGCAGCGAAGCAGCAGGCACTCAGCATTATGAAGGACCTGGATAAAAAATATGCGGGTATTGACATCAACCTCAGAAGCTTTATTAAAGCAGCCCGCATATGTGCAATGGGCTTTGAGGATCCCACAATGATGGTAGCAGAGCAAATCATCGCAGCAGAATAGGAAAACATATCTCTCAAATAAGGAACCGGCGTCAGAAATGGCGTCGGATTTCTGCAGTAAAAAAAGTAACAAAAGATTAGGATCCTATCAGAATAAACCTTATCTTTATTAAAATTAAAAGAGAGAGATATGAAAAACGAAATCAAAGTTATCGCAGCAGTAGTAGCAGTCGCAGCAGTCGTATTAAGCATCGCAGCAGCAACCGCATTAACCTTCCTAGCAATTCTTCCAGTAGCCGGCTTAGCAGTAGCAGCATTGGTAGTACCGGTAGGAGCAGCAGCAACATTGTTTGCCGGCATCATGGCAGGTGGCGCAGCAGCAGATATGCTAGACTAATTAACACAGCAACCCAAGTAACCCAATTAACCTAATATAAAAAGAGAGACAATGACAAAAGCACAAATGATTAAAGACATCCAGTTAGCAGAAGCCCGCGCATGGAAACACTACCGCGACTTGGATGCAGCAGCAGGCCGCGACAGCAGCATCACAATGGACCAGGTAACCCGCAGCCGTACGCAGTGGGCCACATTGTATGACCTCCGCGAGGCGTTAGGCATACCGAGCATGCCGCCAGCGCAGATGCATGCATTGAACCTGTTCCCACAGCAGATAGCTTGTCCCGTGTAAGCAGCAGCCGACATAGACCTTATATATAAAGGAGAGGCCCTTAGGGGTTTGAAGGGGGGTGTAATAGCCCCCCTATTTTACTGGGGCAGCCCCCCTGGTTTAGCCCCCGGTAAGCCCCCCCAAAACAGGGGGGTAGGGGTGGGTTTAGTTAAGGGGTAGAACACCCCCTTGATACGGTGGGTGGTTATATATATTTTTCTAGCACGGTTAATTTTTTTGCTATATAGGTGCTCTTTATTAGGATATGCGGTGCATATAAGTATTCTACCTCCCTATACACCTTGTACACGCCCATATACTCGGTATGCTCTATATTTATTATTAAAAAAGGAACAACATGAATAAACCATATTTAAACAATTGGAAACGTTATTTAAATAATACATCACTTAATGAAGCAGATATTAAAATGCCAAAAGCTTTAACTTCACAAGAAAAAGTTAAAATTGTTGGTATGGCATTGCAATTATACAATGAAGGAAAACTTCAAAATCTAGATTCGTATTTAAAAACAGATCTCGAAGCAATCAAAACAAAGTATCCAATCGCACAACGTCCTGACTTTGCAGCCAATGTATTTGATGTATATGTTGAACAAAATCCATTGTTCATGTTTATAAATGCAAACAACATGTAATACATGATACGTCTTAAACACATACTAGCAGAGATAGGGGAAGGCACGGCGACACCATACCCATACAACATGTACAACGGAGAAGCCTATTTCGAAACAGAGCGTGGTACCATGTATCAAGTGTCATTTCCATATGGATCTGATGAGGTCATGGAAATTGCGTTTGCTACGAAGAACCCACAAGGCGGATGGGATCATGATGTGGAGACCGCGGAATCGGATGTGTACCGTGTAATGAGCACCATAGTTGAGATTGCCCGCAAGGCAGTGGAGAAGTGGCGTCCTGAAACAGTGGTGTTCGGAGTAGCCAAATCTGATCCACGCAGAATGCGTTTATACCGGGCTTATGTGCTGCGCGCTTTGCGTGGGTATTCTATATCACAGGAAACTGCATCGTACATGGAATTGGAACGTGATGGTGGGTCGAGTACTAGTTATGATTGGACGGGAATAAAAGACAAATAGCGTGGCTGTGAATCGTTTCCAGCATTTATGCGGAAACAATATTTATATATAAAGGAAACAATGATACGTTTAAAACACATATTAACAGAACAATCAATGCTAGATAAAATCATTGGAGCTATTGGGTCTGATCCACGTGCTGGAATCGATCTTGGAATTCCATATCGCACTATTGAGGGTCTAGTTAATCCTGCGGACATTCTGCGCATAATTCTGCGTTTCACTGACAACTTGTTAGGTACGCAAGAAGCTGCTGTGGAAGCAGCGTTCATTGCAATGTCACGAAAAAAAGGTCTTTACACACGCGTTAACAACTTGTGGATGAAATCGCCAAAAAACAGCAAAGGTCAATCATTGCTTCAATTTGTTGCTAGTAGAATGGATCTTGCAACTAAATGGCACAAACAAAGCATTCGGGACATGCAACGCAAAAAACTATTATCATGACATGATACGATTAAGCAACTTACTTGCGGAAATCTCGTTAGCTGGGGTTCAACCATACACAACGCAGTTCACGTGGCGTGATCGTTGGGGCGATGCCAAAAGTTTCGAAACGCAGATCCAAGCCGATGCCCACCCCATCCTGATCAAGTTCGACCACTACTATCGTTCTCAATTCGGGGACACGGGAGAATGGCAATTTGCTTTCTTTACCCAAGATCGTCAAATGGCTGCTGTTCGAGACGCCCGGGCCAATTGGACTACATCGGCTCGTAGTAGCGCAGCTGCTGGTGAGACGAACACGCTGCGGTTTTTCAAAACTATTGGGCTTGCAATTCGCGATTTTGCGGATACGCATGCGGCGGTAGATGTGATTGATATAACTGGAGGAGACAACAACCCGGACAAGGAGCAACAAAAATCACGCATATATGCCCGCTTCCTACAAACCAATCCGGATCTGAGCGATTTCCGTGTAGAGCATGGATCAACAAAATTGTACTTGGTGCGCAAACAGGGTCAAGCCCGACCCGATGCATCTGGCATTGATACTCCGGCCGATCCAAGCATGTAACTTTGTGCGGCCCTGGAAGGGCGCACTTATTTTGTAATTGGTTTACAACGTACTACATATTTATAATAAAGGAACTAAAATGATCAAACTAAAATCAATATTAAACGAAGGGTATGCCTGGGAACGCGAAGAAGGTAAGCCCCTTCCTACCCTCGCAGATACAACCGCAGCATACGAAGCCAAACTGCGTGAGGAAGCAGAATTGAATATGCCATTCAATGATGAATCAGAAGAATCAGATGTAGATGAGTCAGCAAGACCAGATTATATCGATGCCGATAATGATGGTGATGAAGAAGAATCAATGAAAAAAGCTTTTGCTGATAAAGAAGAAAAAAATGAATCTACTTTAATTAAAAAATCAGGTTTGCAAGAAATGCGTGAAATTCCTTTAGAACAAAGAATCCTTCGCAATCTTAAAGGCAATGATTATATTTTAAGAGAAACATTCAAGAAATAAAGAGCGTCTGCTACCTTAGGCGAATATAGTTAAGACTCGGGCTATCGCGGCCCGGGTTTTTTTACTGTTTGATATTTATTAATATGAATAGGTTATTTGCTTTTATTATCGGTTGTGCCATAATGGTTATCGGTGGGTTATATGCAGTTTATGAATTAGTAACATGTAAAGGTAACAGCTATGGCAGCGAAAGTAAAAACAAGTAATGTAAAAGTACACATTAAAAAACCAAAGGTTAAACGTCCAGGTATTCATGCAAAAACTAAAACCAGTTCAAGCAAGAATGCCACAAATTACGTTAAATCATATGTAGCTCAAGGCAGATGATACGATTAAAATCTTTATTATTCGAAGACAAACCGGCTCCAGAAACGGCTCGTGTATTATTAGTAGGTGATCAATTCTCAAAACCTAAATATAGTTTCATGAATCGTTTATTTCGATTACAAACAATCGATGGCGCTAAATTTATTGAACCAGGTGCTGATTCAGAATCAATGATGAACACCGTGCGCAATGAAATTAATAACGGTTATAATGCTGTTGTTGTTTTTTGTAGTGGTCGCAATGAAAACAAGACATTGCTAAACATAATTGAAAATTTTCGATTAATAATTAGATTTGCCCAAAAAGCAGACGTTAAATGTATTTTATGCACTATACCTAGTTTTGATTATATTGACAATAAAAAAGATCAGGTAGACGAAAAATTTGAAAAAAAGATTAACACGATTAATAATTGGTTAACAACTAATGCTGATGCGGATGATATTATTGATATTAATTTTTTAACTGATAAACGAGAATATTTTTCAAAATCTGGAAACGATTTAAATCAGGAAGCAAACTCCAAACTCTTTAAAGCTGCGATTTCCGTACTATCTGATACTATACCTAGCAGATCCACTGATTCGGAAGACTCGGCTGCTGAGACAGTAACTGTTGCTGGTAAAAAATATGATATTGATGACATACAGCAAAAACTAAATAAACGTGGTATTGTTGCTACTAAAGATGAAATTCGAGCAGGTAAAGTTGATGATAAAATTGAAGCACTAAAAGTTGCACCTGTAGTTGCCCCGATAGTAGCTGTCGACAATACAAAAGTTACAGTTGGTACCGAACAAAGAGGCACTGCAAAAACGATTATAGATTATCTGAAATCAAAAGGATTATCCGATGCAGGCGCAGCAGGCGTTACTGCAAATTTATATGTTGAATCAGCTGGGACGTTTAGTACTACGATTAAAGGTGACCATGGAACATCGATTGGATTAGCTCAATGGCATAATGATCGTTGGACCGGTAAAAATGGATTAATTCAGTATTCTAAGCAAAATGGTAAAGATCCATATTCAATTGAAGGCCAATTAGATTTCTTGTTGTGGGAATTATCAAAACCAACATATAACTCTTTGTATAAAACATTGAAAACCACAGAAGATCCAGAAGAAGCTGCGGATATGTTTTGTAAGAAATTTGAACGTCCAAAAGCAAATCAAGCAACATACGATAAGCGTAAAAAATATGCAAGGGAATTTTTTGATACAACAGCGCCAGCAGATGCAAAAGATGAAAAAGATGCTGAGACTGATTGGACCAATTTAACCAATGTGATGTCTGGGATATTAGGCACTGGTACGCTAGCTACCGTCGCTGCATCTACATTTGGATTACCACAAGGTGCTGTTGATTCCGGTAAAGTTACCCCAGGTGGCATTGACGGTGATTGGGCCGGCTCAATGCAAAAAGCTTTAGAAGTTGCAAATGTTGCAAATAAATTTGTTGGTAAAAACATTGTTACATCCCAAAAGCGAACCACAGTTAAAACTAGCTCTGGTGCCACATCAGACCATTGGGTTGGTAGTTTAAATAAATACGCAGTAGATTTGTTTACCGGTAAACCAACCCCAGAAAATTTAGCTAAAGGTGATGAACTACTAGCACACATCATGAATTGGTTTGGTCATCCGGAATACAAAGGTGGGAAATGGTTTAATGTTAATAAAGACGGATATCGATATCAATTTGGTTGGCGTACTCCAGAAGGAGATCATGATAACCATATACACGTTGGCGTTAAAAAATTATAATAATATATTTATATAAAAAAAGGAACAAATGTTTGAAAAATTAATATCCACGCTAATGGCTTCGAGAGATCAAGCTCATATATTTCATTGGCAAACAACTGGTGAAGGGTCATTTGCCGCGCATTTGGCACTGAATGCATATTATGATGCCATTCCAGATCTTGTTGACACTTTGGTAGAATCATATCAAGGTAAACATGGAATACTTAGCGGATATGTTCCTGCAGATAAATTTGATTCATATGATTCAGATACTGTATTAAAATATTTTAAAGCATTGGCTATGTATATAGAACGTTCGTATGACAAGCTTGATGCAAAAGATACATTCATACTAAATCAATTAGACAACGTCAAAGATCTAATCTATTCCACAATCTACAAACTAGAAAACCTTAAGTAATCATGAAAATATTTGACTTTAAAAATCCAAGCCACGTACAAATCCTTCGCGAGGAAGTACAACGAGTAAAAAAAATACTAGCAGAAGGATATAAGTATTCTGAAACGGAAATTTGGGATGCTATGTCTGAAGATGAGCGTTATAACGCAATCTTAGCAACTAGAGATGATGATGGACCAGATTTAGCAGATCAATATGCAGATCAGTCATGGGATCAAATTCCTGACGATATAACAAATGGAATAAATTTGTCTGATTATCAATTGGCTAAATATTCTATAAATTTTGGAACATCTAATTTACGGGCTATCGATTCTTTCAAGAAAAGTGATCCAGACGTAACTAAATTAGTTGATGCATTTATTAAGTCAGTTGGTCGTAAAGATCTACTTTCTTTAACTGTTGATCAATCTACAAAGCTGTTATTAGCGATTCATAAATTGCGAGCTGCAAAATCTCCACAACCGGTTCGTCCTGCATCAGGCACAAGTAAGAATAATCCATATGATATGCCAGGTGGTCGTCCATCGACTGGGTATATGGGCGCTAAATATACCGGTGATTAATGAAGCCGGCTGTATTTATACCTGTAAAAGTTCGTACTACATCTGGAAATGATGAATTACAGTTTATAAATACTGCACATATTATTCGTGTATATGAAAACAACAAAATCATTTATATTGAACTTACAGAATACACTACATTGCAGTTACATGGCGAAAACATCCATATTTTTATGGACCGTTTTGTGCAATAACATATTTATATATAAATAAAAAGGTTAATATGACATCACAAGAAATCTACGACGAAATGGAAGCACATTGGTTAACATTCAAAGAAAATCATGACCGTTTCCAAGCAAAAAAAATTAAAAAAGCTGCATCGATTGCAAGAAAATCGATCAACGAATTGAAAAAATTAGCAACGAAGTATCGTTCTACACAATTAGCAGAAACAAAAGAACTTTAATAATGACAAAGCGCTTTAACTATATAGTCGAATCTACACTAAAATCCATGATCGTGGAGGCACCTGAGCAAGAAACTGACAATGCACCGTCAGATGCTAAGGATTCACCATTTACTCCAGCAGAAGAAAAGTTTTTAGGAAAATTTGATGCATATGGTACAACGCATTTAGGTATTATTTATTCAATTTCAGACATTGGAATTCGCGAATTCATCGGTCGAGCTGGTAAAGATTTAAATATCACGCCTGGAATCCTATTAAGCCTGTTAAAAAGTAAAATCATCAAATTAGTACCATACACTGGGTTTGGAAAAAATGATGATTATACCATCGAATTGCAATTGGGCTTAGAGGATGTTGCTGGATTAGGCGATGCTGATAAAGAAAAAATTGAAAAAGGGTCAGCCGGTGGCGGTGCTGGGGCAGCTGAATCAACACCTCCGCCTGCACCAGAAGTTGCTTGGGTTGTTAAATATGGTGATATTTTACGTGAATCTGCAAAAATTACTAAACAATTGATGCTAGAGTCTAAAAAACCAAAAACCGACGTAACACTACCGGCAGACAAAACACGTGTTATAAAAAATCTACCACGTGAATTTGTTAAACATCTAGAAAATGTTATCAAAATAATAAATAAACGAGCAAAAACGACTTATGCTAAAGAACGTTTAATTGCAGATATATTAGATGTATTACAATTAAACATGAATTTAACTCCAAAGCAAATTCAGCAATCTATTCAATACCATAAGTCACAAAAACGTTTACAAAAGTATATGGAAAAACTTTAGGTTTTATGAATATTTTTTCATATTATATTATAAAGTTATACATTTATTAAAATTAAAACAAATGAGTTATTACACAGCAAAAGTGCAACTTACACAGGAGTTCGATACTCCAAAAGGTACAAAAGAAAAGAAAGTTACTGAAACTTATCTTGTAGAAGCATTATCCGTTACTGAAGCAGAAGCTAAAGTAGTAAAAGATTTTCAGGGTTATAATTTTGACTTTGAAGTTAAAGCGGTAAATGCAAGTAAAATCATCAAAATCCTAGACTAATGTCATATAAAGTAGGACAACCTGTAATTGTAACACAGGAAGGCGTAAATCGCGTAGCTATTATTCTGGATCGATTCGTAGTTAACAAAGTAACAATGTATGATATTTTGTTTGAAAATCGTTCAGCAATGACAATGGTTAATGTAACGCGTAGCAAACAAACATACATCAATAAAGAATTAACCGAAAAGCTTTGTGATACCGGTACCGTTGTGCCCACAATGAACTATGCTGAGCTATTCGAAGCTAATCAATTACCAATTGTACGAGCATAAGTGCTATATACGAACATGTAATGCGGTTAAATATCATGTATAATATCTTTATTTCAACTATCAAATGAGTACGTTTAAACAGCTACAAACAAAGATTCAAAGCCTAATTTATGGCAACGATCCGGAACATACACGCCGAGATTCATTAAAACCAGGCACCGATCCAGATTATATGTTAAATAGCCCACAAGTAGTTGGTTATAATACTACATCGGAACAACAATTCATGTTTCAGAATTTAATTGTTGGATTAGATGCTAGCAGTCATACAATATTAGATATAGGTTGCGGTCGTGGAGATTTATATGGTTTTATCCGTGAATTGTATCCTGATCAGGTATATGGCTACACCGGAATTGACCATAATCCAATAATGTCTGATTTAGCAAATCAAAAATACGGTTTAGAAACACAAACAGGTGCATTTGAAACAGCTCAATTAAATAACCATGATTGGGTTGTTGCAGGAGGATTTTTTACTCAGCGCAAATGTGAAACTGAAGATGCGGATCTTTTAAAGATGTTTGTTGATATTGATAAAATGTACTCATTAGCAAATCAAGCAGTTTCATTTAACTTATTATCACCAATTAACAATACCATCCACGAAGGGTTCTTCTATGTGCACCCAGGCCTGGTTATGGATATGCTGATAGAAAAGTATCGTTATGTCAATGTTCGGCATAATTATTCCAATGACGTATACACAGTAACAATTTATAAAATTCAATAACAATGACACACAGTATTAACAACCCATGTGGTATTTCAGATAAATATCGCGAACGTTATGGTGAAGTATGGGCAAATTTAGATTTTGAAGTTGCCGAAAAGATTTCCGAAGAAGTATTTAAAACGGATCCAATGAACACGCTGATTGGAGAACTTTGCATTTACAATCAACGTATTAAAATGACATACAAAGATTTAATTAATTATTCAAAGTCAATGAATATATTAATGAATGAAGCCTATGTTGGTGGTACAAAGACTGATATGTTTGATGTTCGAGTAAAATCACAAACATTCACATTGCGCCGTCATGAACTCCGAAAACTTTCTGAAACTTTAGTGGATGCTAGCTCAGCTGCGCTCCGAGCATATGAACTTGGTTTATATTTATAATAAACAAAGATGCATAAGTATAAATTTTCTTATAAAGCAGATTCCTTAAGGGAAGTAGTTGGTAACGTATCAGCTACTTCTCTGGATGAGGCTATTAAGATGATTGCAGTACTTAAAAATCTGCAGGCTCATCAAATTACGGAATTGTTTAATGTTGAAAGGGTAAAATCATGAAAACAATATTCTCATATATTGCAGTAAATTACGCCGAATGGCAATATTTCTTAACGTTAAAAGAATCCGAAAAGTTACAGTATTTGTTTGATATATATGAAGCAGAACACTTAAAAGGAACGGCTTCTATCGATTTATCCAAGTTCTTCGAAGCCGTTAAAGAAACATTGGTTAGTCAGCAACAAGAACAGTTCCTACCACAAACCGAAGAATTTGGTGCTGATGTTGATCGTGTGGATGTAATGATCGATGATGAAAACATCATGATTGAATCTAATAGTCTTAAGGCACTTCGATTCGTATCCTCAAAGTTCATGGAATCGGGGTATATTCTTCAGCGAGATAAAGAAACCGAAAAAATGTTCCGTAAAGACAAAGTTACTAGGTACCTTCGAGTATATCGCATAATAAACCAAGTATCTGGTATATGTATTAATTAATCCGGTATGGCAAAAAAACAACAAGTTTCTGAAGCAATTCAGAATAAATTCAACAAGCCACAATTTAAACTAGGAGATGCTGTTTATTTTGTATGGCTTGGAAACAAACAATATGGCTATGTTAAAAAAACAAAACAAACATCGTGGGGTATTCAGTATACTGTGGAATCGGCTTCAGGAGTTAAGTACCCGTGTGGCATCCAGATTCAGGGGCAAAAGACACAGTATAACACAGGATACATCTTCTATGATGATACTAGATCCATCGGAAACGACGAGTGCATCAAACGAATTATACCAACAACGTATACAAGAGTTTATACACAGCCCGCAAGGCCAGAAACTAAAAGCGGAGATGGTGATAAAAGCAGCCGACGAGATGCTTCCGAGAATAGTGGAAAAACTAAATCAACGAGAAAAACAAGATCTAGCAAACCAGATGATGTTGCACCTAGCTCTACAGGAAATGGTGCAAGTAATACAAGAAAACGAAAAAATACTAACACAGAGTTAGACAATGCCATTGAAAAACAAAGAAACTTTTTGAGCGGATTTGTTAAAAAAGATTAGGACTTACGGAGTTTTCTTCTTATATTTATAATATAAAAGAGAGCCTTATGAAAAAGTTATTCCTAGTATTTAGTGTATTTACATTTAATGTATTATTTTCGCAAAATAATGTTACGCAAATTACATATCAACAACATGTAGATGCAAAAACAAAATCTACATCTATATTTGATTGTAAGGCGTATGAATCTAGCGTTATTGCGAGAATAAATGAATATCGAATTCAAAACGGACTATCAGCTCTAGTTTTTGATTCTGCTTTATATCTCGCTGCGGATTATCAATCTGTTTATATGTCTAATATTAATGAAGTAACACATTATAATGAAACTCTAGGAATGAGTGGTATTACACAGCGTATTGAATTTTTCATGAATCGTTCTGTAAAAGTTATAGCAGAATGTTCTACTAATTCATCTTTATATTCAAATTTTATAAAAAATATTCCACACGATCAGTCAATATTTGAATTATGGAAAAATAGTAAACCACATAATAATATTCTTCTTCGCAATGATATTACAAAGATTGCGGTTTCTATTTCTAGAAATAATAATTCAGAATATTTATATGCATGTTTAACCGTTTGTAATTAAACATAAAAAAAGGGGCTATGAGCCCCTTTTTATTTTAATATATTAAATTTACCAAATTGGACAATCTAACGTTCCCTGACCGGTCCATGTTTTTTCACCTTTATTTTTTCCAGGTATAGTTTTTGGTTTACCATTACCTCTTCCTGGGGAAGGCCATGATATAGATCCATACCATTCTCCAGATACTTTAATAGCCGGCGCGGTAGTAGTTGGTATAGTTATAGTCGATGTTGTTTTAATAGATATTTGACCGTAACTTCCTTTGTAATTACCATATTTTGCTTCATATGCATCAACTATTTTTTGATCATATTGTGGATTAGCAGTTCCATTTTCTAGTGTTTTACGTCGTTTAGCTAATGGATATGCAGCTCGATCAGCGTCAGTCCATTCAGGGCCGTTATTCGGTTTACGTTCTGGTGTGTCGACAATTAATTTCCACTCTCCTTTTGGTATTGTTGTATCAACAACGTTTGACAAAGATGTTTGTATTGCTGTCAAGCGATCATCAACTAATGTTACATTTGCAGCAGTTGTATATTTTCCAGCAGATTTATATGATGTTGGAACTTTACTTGTTGACGATCCAGCTTTTATATATACCTCAATTATTTTTTGATCTGCAGGTATTGAATTTAGTAAAGTTTCTAATGTTTCTTTAAATGCAGTTTCATTCTCAGCAGACACTGCAACATTATCATCTCCTAAGAAAAAATTTTGTAATTTAGGATTAGTAGCGGTTATATCTGGATATGAAAATGTATATGTATATATTTCTGGTGGCGTCGGATCGGCTGCTTCTTCTCGTTCGATAGATCCTTTGCCAGGTCCAATTCGTATGCTTGAAGCTTCTTTAATAGCCTTTTCCATATTCCATTGTACTAATTTTCCTAACGGGTTATCAGCATTAGCTTTATTATGAACTGTGGCTTTTTGTGTAGCTTTTTCTTCAAAATATTTTAGTAATGCAATTTTATCTTGTTCGGTAATTGTAGTATAAACAAATTGTGTTTTCTCTAGAGATGCTTTAATTTTATTTAAATCTGCCTTATTGAATGCACTAATAGCAGATTTTTCATTAGTAGCTAATGATGTTTTAGTAGGATCTGATTCTGGTTTTAACATAGCTAATATGCGTATAGCACGAGTTTCTGGTCGCTGATCAAAACTTCTAGGTTCAAAATAAATATTAGCAGAAATACTTGTCTGTAAATAGTCGGTAAACTCTTGTAATTTATTTTGATCTAAGTTATAAACATTATTTTTACTTAAAGTTTGTAAATGTTTTAATAATGTATTAGTTGCATTAACATTAATACCTTTAGATTCTTTAGCAACACCGCCAGACCAATATTCTAGATATTTTTTTGCTGAACTATTATTTTTTGATTTTTTATTCCACCAGTCTAGTACTGGTTTATATGCTGGCATCGATGTAACCGCGGAGCTTTCAGTACCTGCAGCTGCAGCTTGTTCCATTATGGTTAAGATTTGATGCACATCGGTATTATTTAAATTTTTAACACCAAACCTAAGCATATTTTCTGCTAATAATTTTTCTAATTTCATTATCTTCCTAAATTTATAATCCTATATCATGTTTCATTGTATCCCACAATCTACGAGATGCATTTAATAAACGACGCTGATCCAATTTATATTTGTATCGTTTTGTCATCCGGTACCATTTACGACGAATTGCTTTAGCAACTTTTTTAAGCCATTCATCGATAGGACCTGCATTTTCAATTGCAGTCATTACTTCGATAAACCCTTCTAAATCATCATCATTAATTGCTTCTAATTTAGCATCTAATTCTGCAGTATCGACTGATTCTTTTAGATTTTTAGTGCCAAAACGACGCATATTTTCTTGTAAACTATGTTTCATTATGTTCCTGTTAGGTTTCTTTAATATAAATATTATACAGAAAAAAATATCAAGAAATTAGGATATCCGAATATTTCTTCTTATATTTATAATATAAAAGAGAGCCCCATGAAAAAGTTATTCCTAGTATTTAGTGTTGCTGTTAGTAGTTTCGCATTCAGCCAAGCTGAAACACCAATTGATTATTCAAAATTTAATTACTCGTTATTAGAGCGTATGATCATTGATGAAATTAATGACTATCGCGTTACTATTGGCTTAAAAGAGTTGTATACATCTAAAGTTTTGAAAGATTCGTATTCTTCTGTAACAGCAAGTATTAATGCTAAACAAGATAAATCATTTCATACCACATTTAATCATTATGATAATATAGTGACAGAAAAATTATATAATGAATTATACAAATCTACTAACGGAGAATGTGGCAATGAAATGCCATTCAATCTCTTTATAAAACAATCCGGTGAAATTATTGCTATAGCTTCGTCTGAATATTCTACGACATACGAAGATTTAGCAACATCTATAGTACAAGCTTGGTTAGATTCCCCAGGCCATAAAAAAATAATAGAAACAAAATTCGAGCATGCTTCAGGGCATCCGGGTCAGATTAGTTGTTGCGTAAAAAAATCAACCTCTGACATATTTTATTTTGCTGTTGGGTTTGTATTATTAGAATATATCTCAAATTAATCATAAAATATAAACATAAAAAAAGACCCCGGAAGGGGTCTTTTAACTTGTTACTATTATTTTTAAACAAATGGTTTGAAGTATGTATTATAATAATTTGCAGATACCAAATCCATCATATATTTTAAAGTTGGATCATTTGTTGGGATATTATCATTATCTTTAAATATACTACGTAAATTTGCATTTAATGTTGTATCATAAACTTTGCCTATAATTTGTTTAATCTTTCCTTGTTCGTCATATACAAATAACCAACGATACCATGGAATTTTTAGTGGATCCTTTAAAACTCCAGGATTCCATTTTACTTCAAATGCTGCTAACCGATTTGGCATTGCTTTTAACTGTGGTGGTAATGCACTAGTACTAGTTTTTAAACTTGTCGGGTCAATTATTCTACCTGTTGATGATTTCCCATCTTTTGTATAGTATGACCCATGGGCAATAAATGTAGGTTTAATATCAGTTATTGTGATTATATCAGTCACTGATAAATAACTAAAAGTTAATCTAACCGTTATAACTTGCCCAGCTAAATCTAGTTTACCACCGGTGTTATACACTGCGCTAGAAATAACCGTGTTATTTGGTAGAGATGCTCCTAATTTTATTCCGGATTTTTCTAATAATGGTAGCAATGCAGTTTTACATGCTTCAGCGCGTTGAGCTGCTAGATCTTTATTTTTTTGATATAATACAGTTTCTGTTGGCGTTGCTTTTGTATTATTTAATTCGAAGTCAAACCCAGTAGCTTTTCCACCCCATGAATTACTTGCACCACCTTGAAAACTAGCACGTATCAATTTGATTGATTTATTATCCAACATTTTTTTAGCTTCTGGGTTAGAATTAATAGCACCCATTATGCCTTTAAGCATTTCGTTGATATAGCTAGATGCATCAAATTTACCAGCTGCTAAATTATAAGTTTGCTTATATGGAATAGTTACTGTACCACTAGGCGATTTGGCTTGTTCTGACAAACTAGCTAGTTTATCAATAGTTGTTTGATCTAAGTTTTTTGCCCCAAATCGAAGCAGATTTTCTGCTAATGTGTTTTTCATTATGTTCCTTTTAGGTTTCTTTAATATAAATATACATACATTGAAAAACCAGGTATATTAGGTTATTTGAATTATTTTTCTTATATTATAAAAAAATGCTATGATTAGACACGGTTATGCATGTAATAATATGCACTTAGGCGAGCAAGGTATCCGTACCGGTCGCACAATGATTGACAGAAAATTTCGACTAGGCGGGTTACAACTTGCTTCTGATATTTCTCTTGCTAACGCAAAAGATCTTCTCAAGATTCTGCAATGGAACGAGGCCAATGGTATTCGACTATTTCGTATCGGTTCAGAATTATTTCCTCGTTGGAATCATTATCGTTTAGAAGATTTGCCAGGCATCGATGAGATTGCAATGCACTTACGTGCTGCAGGTGATTATGCTCGAGCGCACGGCCATCGTGTTACTACGCATCCTGGTCCATTCCATATCTTAGGTAGTCCCGATCCAGTGGTTGTAGAAAATTCTATTATCGGTTTAGAACGACATTCTGAAATGTTTGACCTTATGGGCTTTGCTCCGAGTTTCGAAAACAAGATCAATATTCATATTGGTGCTACATATGGCGACAAGCCCACTACTATTGCTAGATGGTTACAGAATTGGGATCGTTTGTCTGACTCTTGCAAGTCTCGTCTTGTTGTAGAAAATGACGACAAGGCTTCTATGTACTCAGTTCGTGATTTGTATGAGACGGTTCATCAAGCTATTGCTATTCCTATCACGTTTGACTATTGGCATCATACTTTCAATACTGGTGACTTGTCCGAAGAAGAAGCATTCTTTATGGCGCGTGAAACTTGGCAACTTCATGGTGTTACTCAATGCACTCATTACTCAGAATCGCGACGTCGCGAAGCACAGGTACTTATTGAGCGTATGTTTGATCATCATGGTATCGACATGGCTGACTTGCCCAATTGGCCTACTTTCCACAAGCAATACAAAGAGTTTACCAAGATCAAAGAACAGGCACACGCTGACTTTATTCTTGCTACTCCTAACACTTACAATGTTATAGATTTAGATATTGTGGTTGAGGCAAAGGCTAAAGAGCAAGCGCTTATCCGGGTAGGTGTCGAATGCTGTAAAACTCCGGAGCTGTTTTTGGTAGATTGATATTTATATTATATAAGTATAAATTTATAAAACTAACAAAGTTATGGCAAATTACAAATTCAAAAACAAAATTACAGATGACATCGAGGATGCAATCAACATCATTCAAATGGTTGGTAAAGCGTTAAATGAAGGTAAAACTGATAAACCATCAGCTCTTACAAATTTAGCAGCAGCTCTTAAGAAGTTAGAATCTGCTCGTTATTATATCGAACGAGATTAATCAAATCCACATATGGCAAAATCAAAAAACAGTAAACCTCCAAAAGGTTTCAAGCGATTACAGTGCAAATATTGCGATAATGTATCAGACCGAGTAGATGACAATGCAACCTCAATTACATGTTGGCAATGCACATCGAAATTAGTTAATGGTCAAGTCTTGGAAATACGCAAGTAATATACTATTATTTAATAAACTATGTTAGAAGCAGAAAAAATTAAAGATAATTGGGAAAGATATCGTAGCTTGGTCAACGATTTATTTCCTACCCGTAAAGATGCATTAAATAAAATGTATGATGAATTAGAAGATCGTATGGTGTTTATGCCAGCATCTTCCATGGAACACTTTCATAATGCGTTTGCTGGAGGTTATGTAGATCATGTACTCCGAGTAATGGATTGTGCATTAACTTTGCATAATACCTGGACTGTGATGGGTGCTGATATGTCAGGCTATACCGAAGAAGAATTACTATTCGCAGCAATGCATCATGATTTAGGTAAAGCAGGTTTCCCGGGTGAAGGCAATGAAGTATATCAAATTGAGACTTCAGATTGGCATCGTAAAAATCAAGGAAAACTTTACAAAACAAATGCATCAATTCCGTTTGCAATGGTACCAGATCTTTCAATTTGGTTGTTGCAAGAATATGGTGTTAAACTGTCTTGGACAGAATATCAAGCAATTAAAATTCATGATGGAATGTATGATGATGCAAATAAACCATACTTTGTTGCAAGATCGCCTCAAGCTAAATTGAAAACAAATCTACCAATTATTTTGCATCATGCAGATCATATGGCGTCGACAATTGAATTTGAGCGTTGGAGAAATGCAAAAGCCACAGCACCAGCACCGGTAGCAGAAAAAAGCAAAATTACAAAAAGTAACGGACTTAAAAACTTAGCAGAAAATAACCCAGATGTTGAAAAAACATTAACGGATATTTTTAGTGCATTTAATCAGGATTAATTATGATTTGGATGATAATATTAGTTGTAATACTGTTTGGTATTATAGGATATGCGGGATACCGTATTTGGTATCTAGCAGGAACAACTGCCGATGCACAGGAATATATTGAAGATTTAGAAGTTACAAATCGTTACATGTATAGCAAAATTACAGAAGCTTATGATGTGATGCAACGCATAGATCGTTTAGGTGCTTTTGAAAAAGATGATGAAGCAGGAACTACATTTCAACTATTAACTGAAGTAATTACCGAACTTAAAGAAACATTCGATGGCGAAGCGCAAGAAGAAAAGTAATGTATACTTTACACGTATTACTGAGTTAGCAATACTAGGATATAATAAAACAGATAATCCTGTTCTCCGAGAAAAGATTTACAGAAGATTTATTTATCCGGCATTTATGAAAATGGCTGAAAATTTAATTAACACTGTAAAGCCAACTTATATTGATTCCACATTTGTTGATTTGCAAACCGATCTAGTTACATTTTTAACTGAACGATTAAACAAATTTAATCCAAATGCAGGAAAGGCATATTCATATTATACCAGAACATCATATAACTACCTAATAGGTGAAAATGAAAGAGCGTATAAAAAACGAAAAGCAGATGCATTGGAATTAAATATCGATGAACAACGCAATGTTATCATTGAAATGCATAATGATGAAATGCGGGAAGTATTAGAGTATTTCATGGATGCATATGTAGAATATTGTTATAACAACATAAATTATTTGTTTTCAAATTCCACTGATATACATGTCGCTGACTCCATACTTCACATTTTTGAGAATCGAGAACACATTGAAGATTTCAATAAAAAACGTTTATATATTTTAATACGCGAACGAACGGGACTAGATGCATCACAAACTAATGCAGTTACCAGAGTGGTTAAAGTATTAAAACAAATCTATGAAGACAACTTTAAAGAGTATGAACAAACAAACTTCGTAAATCTGCCTTTTTGATATTTATATTAAAGGAATTTACGTTATGGATAAGAATGATGAACTATTCAAAGGAACTAGTTTTGCAGATTTAATGTCCGATGTTTATCACAATTCTAAAAAGAAAGATAGACAAATCAACCAACTTATTGCCCAGTTACAGCCATTAATAAAAAATGCATCAGACGCAACTATCATAGTTCCACTGATCAAAGAATATTTAGATGTAGCAGTTAAAAATGATGACCACTTGGTTAAATTAACTGCTATTGTACAAAGATTCATTTCAACCAAACAGACTATTGCAGGTGCTGATGGTCTTTTAAGTGATGAAGAAAAACAACAACTATTAAAGGTTGCAGAAGCCACTCTGAGTTCCGAATTAGAAGATGAGTTAGAGCGAATTTCCGACGAAGAAACTGTTTTACAACAAAAAATTAATGATGTTAAAACAAAGATAGGAACTAGCGATGCCAATGGATAATCCAGATTATATCTTATTTGAAGTTGCAGAAGTTATTGATACTTTTGATGAAACTTATCGATATGAGACTGTAAATGGCGACCGGTTAGATGATCGATTATTCACAGTTCGTGTTCAAAGTGTTAATAGAATGACCAATAAACATGATATACGAACATGTAGGCCATTCAATAACAATATTAAGCAAATTCCTTTAGTAGGCGAACATGTATTAATATTCCGGGCGTATAATCAAGAAACCACTCTGGATAATACCGGAATAGACTGGTATTATTTTTCTCCATACTCAATTTCATCAGGTGTAAATGAAAATTTCTTACCAGGAATCTCATATGGAGATACAATTACAGAAAGCGATGTTAAAAAAATCATACCAGGGAAAACATTCCAATCTAAAATTATATCGCCATTACAACCATTTGAAGGTGATTTAATGATTGAAGGTCGTTGGGGTAACAGTATCCGATTAGGAAGCACAGTACCTGACTCTGACCGGTATACATTGCAATCACCATGGTTAGGAGATGCAGTTGGTGATCCAATTATTATTCTTTCAAATAATCGAGAAAATAAAAAAGGCAAACAGTTTGTTACTGAAAACATTAAAACTGATGGAGCATCTCTGTACTTAACTAGTACACAAAAAATTCCAGATTTACAATTTGGTGCACCTCGTAAGAAAAATTCATTAACATATTTTTATCCAAATGAATCTAATTACGCGCAGTCTCAATTTATTGGTACTGCTGATCGTATTGTGTTAAAAGCAAAAACTGATATTGCGGTAATAGATTCACCAAAAGGAATTGTGTTAAACACAACCGGCGAAGTTAAAATAGGTTCTGACACCGCAGATCAATCATTGGTACATGGAAATGTTTTATTAAACGTTCTTCAACAAATTTTAAATCAATTAAATATGCCAATTCAATGTGGTTCGATGGCAGGTACGTTTCTAGATAAAAGTGCACTAACATCAGCACAAAATCAACTTCAAGAGTTGTTAAGTTCTAAATATTTCATACAAAAGAAAATATCATAATATGAGTGCAATAGTTCCACCATTAGATTTTATACCTAAACTGCCATCGATAGCAGTAACGGAAACCATTAAACAGGTTAACAAACAAACCGATGTGTTGTTACAAACTGTTACTACTACGGTTACTGATTCTATAAAACTAGCAACGAATGTTAAATGCGATGATCCTAGAATGAAAAAAATTAAAGAACAGTTAGCTCAAGTTCAGGAACAAATTACAAAGATACAAGAAACTATACCTAAAATACAAACTACGATTAACACAGTTAAACAAATTGTTAATACGGCTGTTGCTATCAAAGCTGCAATATCTGCAGCACAATTATCAAATCCAGCAACTGCTGCGGTATTTATTGCAACGCAATTAACTTTAATTCAAGATGCTACAATTGTTAATGCATTAGAATCTTTAAAACAATTTGAGCAAGTTCCACCAGCATTAACAGCAAAAATACAAACCGTTATTCCTCCTATATTATCAGCATTGCAACGAGTAGAAGGAGCTTGTGGTGAGAATACTCCGGAGGTTTCTATTCCTGAAAATTTATTAGGAGATTCAGATATTCAAGATTATAACGATCTTGTTGATACCGAGTTTTATACTGAAGATAACGTAAATTCAAAAGACTTATCAGATCGATCTGATTTAATTCAACAAATATTACAGCAGCAACAAGATTTATTACAATCACTGCAAGAAGCTCCAAGTTTGGTATATCGTGGCAACGGTTTACCAGATCCGAACTTAGGAAAACCTGGCGATTATTATGTTGATTTAGATACACAAGCTATAATCGGTCCTAAGGTATCATATACCGCTTGGATTTAATTACATTTTATACATGTTTATATTTATTAATAAATAATATCATATGGATAGTAAAACACTTATACAAGCACTAAAACGGGTGGTACGAGAAGAAGTACGTTCGGTTATTCAGGAAGAATTAACCGAAATTCTTCGCGAAGGATTACAGAAAACGATTACTGAAATGAAACGTCCTGTAAAACCACATAATGTATCACGCCAGCAAAACACGCCGACAAAGAAGAAACCAATGTTTGAAGATAATCGTTGGGCATCGGTATTAAATGAAACAGATCCATTGTCAGAACAACAACCGTTAGCAATGAATAGTTTCAAAGATATGATGAATGAAAGTTTTGACGAAATTCGAATGACATCAGCAGATGCTATTGGATTCGGTGCAATGCGTCAAAACATGAAAGAATCTTTAGGTATGGCACCGACTGCCCCAAAAGTAATGGAAGATCCAGAAACTGGTAAAGTGTATGAAGTTGATCCTACAGTAGCAGCTGCAATGACTCGAGATTATTCTGCCATGATGAAAGCAATTGATAAGAAAAAAGGTATGTAATGTCATATAAAATTGAAACGGTAACCGCAAACGATACAACAAATTTAGTTGGTTTAGGAATTAAATTGCCGTTCAATGGTACTGGAGTTTTTTCTATAAATTACGATAATAATTCTCAGGCAACTGCGAATTTTAAAAATCTGTTATTAACCAGAAAAGGTGAACGATATGAGCAACCTAGATTTGGTACGGATTTATTGAACGCATTGTTTGAACCAATGACTGATATAACAGAACAACGAATTGTTACTACTATACGTGATGCGGTTTCATATTGGTTACCTTACATAACCTTAGACAATGTAGATGTAGAATTTAATCAAAGCGATGCTATTTTAAATTACACAGTTAAAGTTTCAATAACATATTCTATCAGTGAAATCGAAACAAATACAATTGTTATTTTTGCAAATGAAAATGGCGTAATTCGGATTGAATAAACATGAATACAAAAAAAGAAATATCATATCTAGGAAAAGATTTTGGTCAATTTAGAAAAAACTTAATTGACTTTACCAAACAGTACTTTCCAGATACATACACTGATTTCAATGAATCATCGCCTGGCATGATTTTTATTGAGATGGCATCCTATATAGGGGATGTTTTATCATACTATGCAGATTCTAATTTAAAGGAGTCGTTGCTTGAACAAGCATCTGAACGAGCTAACATATTTGATTTAGCTAAGTCTTTAGGATATACTCCTAAAAATGCTGTTCCTGCATATGCAACTATGGATGTGTTTCAATTATTGCCAGCAATTGGTTCCGGTGCAAATATTGCCCCTGATTATAACTATGCGTTGTCAATTAAACCTGGGTTTCAGGTAAAACAAGAAGATGGTGCTGCAGAATTCCGTACTCTGGATTCGGTGGATTTTGCATACTCATCATCGTCAGACCCAACAGAAGTAACCGTATACGAAACTGATGATGCAACCAATTTACCGGTATATTATCTTTTAAAGAAAACGGTTAAAGCAGTTAGTGGTACAGTAAAAACATCACAATTCACATTCAACTCTCCAATTGCTTATGATAAAATTGTGTTATCTGATACAAATATCATTGAAATTGTTTCAGTTGAAGAATCAGATGGTGATAATTGGTATGAAGTTCCATACTTGGCTCAAGATACAATATTTGAAGCTGTTCCAAATCTATTAGAAAACGATCCAGATTTAAATGCATACAGGTCATCTGCTCCTAGTTTATTAAAAATGAAACGCACCGCAAAACGTTTTATAACTAGATTACGAAGTGACAATAAATTAGAATTACAGTTTGGAGCTGGTATTTCTGATAACAATGATGAAGAAATTATACCAAACCCAACAAATGTAGGTAATGGATTATCTACGGTTAGAAAAGGTGTAGATATTGATATTGACCCATCTAATTTTTTATATACTAGAACATATGGTCAAGCTCCTGCTAATACTACATTAACTGTAACATATGTGGTTGGAAATGGAATTGAGGATAACGTTGCTGCAAACAAATTAAAAGTTATTAAATTCATTGAATACAATGATGATGTAAATTCTACCATTTCAAATTCAATGGTTAACTTTATTAAAAGTTCAATTGCAGTTAATAATCCAGATCCAGCGTCAGGTGCTAAAACTGCAGAAACTTTGCAAGATATTAAAAATAATGCATTAGCAAATTTTGCAGCACAAAATAGATCAGTAACGCGTGAAGATTACATTATACGAGCTTATTCGATGCCAGCAAAATACGGCAGTGTTTCAAAAGCGTATATTGTACCAGATGATCAAATTACTCAGCAATCATATGAGACATCTAGAATACCAAATCCATTTGCATTGAACATGTATGTTTTAGGATACAATCAATCAAAACAATTGGTACAACTAAATCAAGCAATAAAAGAAAACTTGAAAACGTATCTGAATTTTTACCGGATACTCACGGATGCGTTAAATATTAAAGATGCATTTATTATTAATATCGGTGTAGACTTTGAAATTTCAGTGCTTCCAAATTATAATAGCAACGATGTTTTGTTGCGTTGTATTGCTGAATTAAAATCATATTTTGATATTGATAAATGGCAAATAAATCAGCCAGTTGTAAAATCAGATATTTCTACTACATTAGCCAATGTAAAAGGAGTACAATCTGTAATCGGTGTTCAATTTAAAAACTTATACGACACATTACAAAACTATTCCGGCAACGTATATGATTTAACAACTGCTACTAGAAATGGTGTTATTTATCCATCATTGGATCCTAGTATATTCGAAGTTAAATTTCCTAATCAGGATATACGCGGTCGTGTAGTAAATTATTAAGGATAATTCATGTTTAAAATATTTTATGCTGAAAAAGACACTACGTTGTATGAGCAAACTCCGGCTTATAACTATGGTCTAGATGAACTTTTAGAAATTGGTAAACATCTAGATGATGAAGGTTCTACATATCTAAAATCTAGATCCGTGCTTAAGTTTGATATGACTGAAGTTTCAGCATCATTGTCAAAATATGGAAAAACTGTTAATGATTGTAAATTCATGTTACAGTTATATACATCCCATGCAAAAAATTTATCATCAGAATATGATATTTGTGCAAAACTAGTTGCTCAAAATTGGATTAATGGTACTGGTGCATCAAGTGGTGTAAACATCGACGGTGCATCATGGACAGGACCAATGTCGGGTAGTACATGGATATCGAGTAGTCAAAACATACAAATTGGCACAAGCACACTATACACTTCTGGAAGCGGGGGTGGCGGATCTTGGATGTTCCAATCAGCATCTGCTGGTTCTACATCGGGCCTAATAACATCAGAATCATTTTCATATCGTACTACTGATATTAATATGGATGTTACAGATGCGGTAAAAATTTGGCTGAGTGGTTCCGGTGGTGCTACTATTCCTAATCATGGATTTTTATTGCAATTTTCAGATGCATATGAAGCCTCAGGTTCATTAGCTGGGTATATACGATATTTTAGTCGTGAAACCCATACTATATATGTTCCTAGATTAACTATGTACTGGGATAACAGCACTTTTACAACGGGTTCATTAACAGCATTAGACACTGAGTCATATACAACTTATACACGCGTTAAACCTACGTATAAAGATACAGAAATTGCTAAAATTAGAATATTTGGTCGAGATAAATTTCCTAGAAAATCACCGACTAATCTGTTTCCTATAGAAACGGTTAAGTATTTACCATCTACTACATACTACTCAGTTTTAGATGCCGCTACAGATGAGGTCATAATTCCGTACGACAATATTTATACTAAAGTGAGTTGCGATTCAACCAGCAATTTTATTTATTTAGATTTGAACGGTTTTATGCCAGAACGATATTATCGTTTAGAATTAAAAATTGTAAGTGGCATTGAAGAACAATATATCACCGATCAGATATATTTTAAAGTAGTTAGATAATGAATATTACAGATATTAAAACGACACAACTATTAGTCGACCCGATTAACTTCAGAACCGAATCACCCTATCGGTTGAACGGGTTAACTGTTATGTCAAACAATCCAAACATTGTTAGTCGGGACGACCGCGGAAATATCATATTGCAAGAAGCTAAAGAAGATAATCAACTTCTAATTATAGAAACTGTTCGTAAACAAATACAAAAAAGATCCTTTTTAGATGCAGTTGATACAAATTTTGAATATTTTAGTTTTCCTGCTACTATTAGACCATCTGCTGCAGATGTAAATATTAATATTGAATTGGAGCAAGATCCGATATACGCACGATATAAACCTAGCGAAAACAGAGTTATTAATGCCGGAGGAATACCGTCTGGAATACTAATGGATGCTGTCGTAGAAGGGGCTATTCAAACTGTTACAAATACGTATTATATTACGAAAGAAATTAAAAATTCGGGTGCGGATCTTCGAATACGAGTTAAAGTTGCACATTACTTTTTATCTACCGGGTTAGGTGATGTATATGGAACAGCATATTTTACTATAATGCGGGGTGGCCCAGAAAAACCACTTAATCGATATTATAGACCTATACAAACCGATAGTGGTGGTGCTGAAACATATGCAAATGGTAGAACGGTGCCAAGCGGCGACTATGTGTTTGGTGCAATTGCACCAGGTGAAACTCAAAATTTATTTATAGATGAAATAATTTCAAATTCAGAATTTGAAATTGGAGATTCTTTTGGTATCGGTGCTTTTGCAGGACAACCGGATCGACATACAATATTTTCAGAACAAACATATATGGTTGTAACTGATGCTAGTAAGAATGTGGACGAATGGAATCAGCCGATTGAATAAGCATGTTAACTCAATATAAAAATATCAGTGATATTCAATCAGCAACGGGATCGTTAGCTGCTAGTCGTTTCTTGGAAGAACACTCATCACAATTCAATGTATCAATAAAACCAAATCCGGATATAATAAAACCAGATGCGTCAGATATTATTGAAATGCATATATACGGTGATCAAACCTGGATAACGGGTAATCACTCAGTACAACCTGTATATCAAATTCCTAGATATTATGATCGAACTACTGGTCGTGAAATAAAGTTTAACGGCGTACCGGTTGGAATTAATCTTTATAAAGAATTTGAAAATCTACGATTAACATCTGGTAAATTTCGTGTTGTTTTAAACTTCTTCAAGAATTTAATTGGTAGTTATGAAAAACCATATTTAAAGATTGTTGAAATTTCTGCAGATCGTACAGAGATATTGTTAAAACCTACACAAGCAACCAATGCAGAATTTCAAGATCAATTAATTGACTTTGCAGATCGTCCTAGACAAACTAGTGCTCGTGGTGGTCAATATTATGATTTTTACATATTAAATTTTAGCAGAAATCAAACTTCATTAATTGTTAATACAGTTGTAATTGAAGATAGTATATATGTTAAATTGTATGAACCATTACCAAAAAACATTTTAGAAAATTTTAAATGTTGGATTGCTCAAGAACAAAAAGAGCCATTTGTTGATAATGTTTATATAAATGCAAAAGAAATTGAAATTGAACAAAATGTATTAGCTGGTCCTAACTGGTATGCAAATTATTCATACAATACTTCAACAACTACTGGATTAAAAAATTGGACTGATTTACTCGGGTCATCGATTAATACATCACAGCAAATTGTCGATTCATATTTTTCTGGAAGTTTATCCGGAGTAAAATTAAACATTGATTATTCAGATTTTAATAATTTTGTATTCTATAGTTCAGCAACAGAACGTTTAGAAAATTTCAGATACAAATTATCATTAGTTGAATACTATAATTCACAATCTGCGGCAATCGCATTAATATCGGGTAGTGTTGCAACTACTAATGCCGCAGATTATACATTGCAAAAAACAAATTTAATTGGTGGATTTGATGATTTTGAAAAGTATTTATACTATCAGTCATCGTCAATGATTTTTACTTATCCTGTGCCACATGAATCACCAAATGTAGCCAGAATCACCGGCAGTTATTTGACGCCGGCACCGAAATCAAATTCGACATATCCATTTGCATTATACCCATTAACTAGTAGTCAATTTACTACATGGTTTGATTCAATGTATTCATACGCGACCGCATACGATACATTTAATTTAAATTCATTGATCCGCACAGTACCTGAATATATTAGATATGATGAGAATAATGTGGCAATGGAAACATTTGTTAATATGCTTGGGCATCATTATGATATACTTTACACGTATATCAATCATATGTCTCAAATTAACAAACGAGAAGAAAATCCTAAATTAGGTATGCCAAATGAATTGCTATATTCCGTAGCAAAACAATTTGGTTGGAACTTAACCGACGGTAATCAATATCAAGATTTATGGCAGTATGTATTAGGTACATCAGAAGCAGGAATACCGCTTACCGGGTCAAATTCAGTAGGTGATCCGTCAGTATCTGGCCAGAATATGACATACGCAGTTTGGCGTCGCATTGTTAATAACTTGCCATTACTATTAAAATCAAAAGGTACTAAACGAAGCATACAAGCATTGTTGTCTTGTTATGGTATTCCACAATCACTTATTACAATTAAAGAATATGGCGGTCCTAGAATTGAACGTGCACCGGTATATGAAAAATTAAATTTTGATTATGCATTAGATTTAATTACAAATACAGCTGGTACTGTCACAACTAATTATTCGGGATCAATTGATTCAATTGAACTTCGTTTCCGAACTGATGATGTTATTACAAATCCAACTATGCCAAGCACAATGAATTTGTTTAAGGTTGGTAATAATGCAGTGACATTAGATTATACGTCTGGGACACGTGGAACTATACAAATTAATGGTACTGGGTCAAATTCTATTGAATTGTTTGATGGTGGCTGGTTAAATTTAATGTTAAAAACAAATGGCAGCAATTTAGAAATTTTAGCAAAACGAGCTAAATATGGTAAAATTGTTGCAGCAGCTTCAGCATCTACAGTAGCATCATTACCTGGATCTGGATCAATTATATTTGGTGATACTAGTACTGGGGCGTCGAGATTAGTAGGACAATTACAAGAATTCAGAATATGGAATTATCCAATTTCTAATACATCATTTGATAATCACGTTAAAGCTCCTGGAGCATATGATTCGTTAGATGCGTATAATGAACTAGTTTATCGTTTACCGTTGAATCAAAATATTAATCATGCTACAACTGCTAGTTTATTCGGGATACAACCTAAGGCATCTACAATATCATCATCATTTAGCGGATGGACGAATAATATACCATATGATTCTATAGAAGAAACGTACTACTATGATGCGGTATCAATTGGTGCTGGCACATATGATGATAACAAAGTACGTATTGAAAACAATGTATTAGTAGGTACATTAGATATAAAAACTAGAGCAGAACGTAGTCAATATGATGTTGCTCCAATTGATAGTAAAAAACTAGGAGTATATTTTTCTCCACAAACAATGATCGATGAAGATATCATTGCACAATTAGGTTTTATTGATTTAGATAATTATATCGGTGATCCGGGAGATATTAATTCTGATTCATATGATAGTTTAACGCAGTTTGCAGAATCATATTGGAAAAAGTATCAACAAGCTACAGATATTAATTCGTATATAAAAATGTTTACATTGTTTGACTTATCATTCTTCAAACAATTAGAACAATTATTGCCAGCACGTGTTGATGAATTACTCGGCGTATTAATACAGCCTAATATATTAGAAAGAAATAAAACATCTATACTTCCGGAGATACGTATTCATGATAATTCATATTATGCTGAAATTACTAATTCACAGCCAACTGCGAGTGGTGAATATATAAATTATCTAGGTTCTGTTGACGGTAAAATTTTAACTATATCTGCACAAGACGATGATCAATGGCAAGCATATTTAACAGCTTCAACTGCTGATAAGTATGATGGAACTCCATATTCATACACATACTTAATTCAAAGTGGAAGCACGTATATAACTGCATCTTCCCCATATTGGCAAAGCGAAGCAATACTACCAGTAATACTTGATGCAGTAACATCTGAGTTAAGTTTAGCATCTGGCTCATATTTTGCAGCGTCATCATCATTTTCAGGTTCATATTATGGTACTAGCTCGTATGGTTCAGGGTCGTATGGCGTTGTATCAAATTTCAGAAACTTAACAGGAAGTTTTGCCCAAGTGCAAGACTTTTTACCTGCAGGTCGAGACAATCAAAAATATTCCGGAGCTAAACTTACATCACCGGCATTCAATGTTAATTCAACTGAAACCGTTGACGGTAAGCCAGTAGTAGAATGGCGTGCAACAAATCCAAATCAATTGGTGTATCAAACTAATAGTGATCAAGGAAGTTTTGTTTTGGTATAATTTTTTAACATAACATATTTATATAAAATAGGAATAAAACATATGGGATACTTAAATAATAGTTCTGTAACAGTTGATGCAATTTTAACTCTTAAAGGCCGAGAATTATTAGCAAAAGGCGGAAACGCATTTAAAATTACTCAGTTTGCATTAGGTGATGATGAAATTGATTATTCGTTATGGAATCCAAATCATCCATTAGGAACTAATTATTACGGTGTAATTATTGAAAATATGCCAATCACTGAAGCAATTCCTGATGAGACACAAGCATTGCGTTCAAAATTAATTACATTACCAAAACAAACTACTAATATACCAGTTGTAACTGTTGGAAATACTGCAATTACACTGTTAGCACCAGGAGATGGAGCAGCAATTACACCGAATACTAGCAACATGCAGGGTGGTAACTCAAATTTAGGTTACACTGCAATTTTGTCTGATTCAACCGTAGCAGATATTCAGGTAACTAGAGCATTACAAAATACCGTATTACCTACAATACCTCGTTTTATTGGTGATAATGAAGATGCACAAAGTGTAGCAGTTGCAGGATTTGAATTCCGAGTTATTGCTAAAGCACAATATTTGGAAGATAAAACTGCGACAATTACTATTGTTGGTAATGAAACAGGTGGTAGTGTAACAATTAATTTAACTGTTAAAAAAGTTACTTCTGTAACAACCGGAACGGCAGTTTCAAGCTAATAAAAGAAATAACATATGAACAATTTTATTAAATATTTAAAACTACAAGACAAACACGGCGGGGTTCCTACGGGGCGTGGAAATGTATCTCCCATCAATGTTAGTCAAGCGGCAAATAATATAGCTGTTAGAGATGGTGCTGCCCAAACTAATACAACCGCAATTAATGAGCAAGTACAACAATTAGCTCAACAATTAGCAAATGAAATAATTGCCAATCAGCAACAAATTTCCGTGTTAGCAAGAAATGGTCGTGTATTTACAAAGTTTGACCAATTAAATGATGTTATATCAAATCAAACTGAAGTAGTTACTGCAGGTGTTTGGAGTGATGGTATTGCTAGTTTAACTACATACGCATCCGGATCTGCACAAACAACATCTCAGCGCCGATATTATGTTGATGTGTATCAAGAAGATTCTACAAATGAAGGCGCTGCGACGCAATTTTCATTAGCATATGGTAATGCGTTGGGTAGTGGTTCTGATTCACAAGGTACATTGAGTGACTCTCCATCAAAAGCAGTATATTCACAATACCGTCAGCTTTTATTAAAGCCTAACGATTCAAGATTTACAACTGCTGGATCTGGTAGTACAGATTCAATCTATATTGTGAATTTTAAAAGAAACCGACTTAAAGAACGTTTAGACGCTGGAAATTTTGAATTGCCATTAGTATCAATTGCTACTCGCACATCGAATGCAACTGGGTCTGTTACTGTCGGTACACGTGTTATTAAATTAATTGACGATTCTTCATTAGCATCGGCTACCGTTGGTGATTCTGGAAAAATCTATAACATAGTCTCCGGTTCTATAAATTCAGGAGTACATAATTCAGCATCGCCGGTATATTATGGATTAGCATATCCAGATCATGGAGTATTAGTACTGGATGGTAAAATGCTTGATCAACAATTAGGATTTGCTACGAATGTATCTTCTAGTTCTGAAGGTAACAATCACTTTACATTGTTCCGTTCTATTTCTGGATCTGCATTATTTACTGATCCTGAAACATCTGACCCATATGGATTTTTAGCAAGAAATTCTGAAAAAATAACAAGCACACATTATTTTGTACGAATTAAAAATGCAGAATACAACTTCTCAAACAATCCATCTTATGTTACTGGTAGTGTTGGTCAATTAGCACAATCTACATTTGTTGGTGATCCTAAAACATATGTTACCACAGTTGGATTATACAATGACAGTCAAGAATTGTTAGCGGTTGCAAAATTAAGTCAACCATTGCTAAAATCATTCCAGCGTGAAGCTCTTATACGTGTTAAACTAGATTTCTAAAATAACACTCTGATTTAAGCCCTGTTATATTTATTATTAAATATAGCAGGGTTTTTACTAGCATGGCAGAAACAAAAATTTCAAATACTGACACATATCAAGGGGTGTATCCAACTGTTTTCAAAAAGATAAATAGTTCTGATGTTAGTTTAACACCGTTCCAAAGTTATAAGCAATGGGTGATAGGCTCCGGTAGTGCTACTTCGAGTTGTTTGCCATTACAAGGAGTATATTCAGATGTATTACCAGCTCTAGATACCGAATTAACATATAATGATGCAAAAAATATTGATGATAGTTTGCAAACTGTAACATATTATTCAGTTAATCAGTTATTTTACAAATATAAAGATCAACCATATAACACACTAGGTCCAACAGATTTAAATCGTACACATAAATACTTGTATCAAACAGCTTCGATATTTTCTATACCACAATTAAAATACGGAGAATCGGTTAAACCAAAATCATTTGAAATAAAACATAATGTTGGTAGCGGCATTCAGTCTGATCGATATGGCAATTTATACAATGTGGATATTGATACTTCATCATTTGCTACAGGGGTGATGTGGTATGAAGGATTTAATGAATATTTCGATACTAGCAGAGTACCATATGTATGTTCAGGAGTAACATATGTACCAGGAGTACCTGATGCCGACATATCAAGTTTACCGGTTGGATTAGCTGCTAAATTTGATGGTGCTGGTTATATTGAATCTGATTTAAACGGATTTTATGATCGTGATCATGATTATGCAATTGCTTTTTGGTTCTCCGGATCATCTAATGCAACACAATTAATTGCAACAAAAGCATCTAGTAGTTTAACTCCACAATATCCGTTCCGAATTGAATTGAGCGGTAGCAATCAGATTGTATTTTCTGTAGCGGGTAGCACTACATTTAAAACACAAATTACATCATCTGTTTTTAATACAACTAACTGGAATCACTTTATTTGTCAAAAATCTGGCAGCTCGGTTGAATTGTATGTAAATGGAGCGTTAGAATCATCTGCTACTAGTCCATTACTAATTAATACGCAATCACCATTATCGGCATCAGCACGTATTGATAACACAGATAAATTGTATATTGGAGGTTATACTACTACTGGATCAAATCTTACAGCTGTTATTGATGAAGTTAGAATATTTAATAAGTCACTATCTCTTGCAGAAATTGGATCTTTAGCCACACCGGATCTAACAACTGGTACACTACTTCAAACTAATCACGTAGGAAATATTTTTGCAAAACAAGGAATCGCGATAGTATCAACTCCAGATTATCGATTTCATAATACCGTTAATGATTTTATTTCCTTTCAGTATAAAAGCACGGTTACAATTTATGAATTAGGTGTTATTGTTAAATTAGATGCTGGTGATTTTAATATGTCATTGAATCCAACTCTTACGGCGGATAATGATATTACATACCATTCATTTGTTACTAGTAGTACATTTACTCCGTATATAACAACTATAGGATTGTATGATGATGCAGGGCAATTGTTAGCAATTGGAAAATTAGCACAACCAATTAAAAAACCAGCAAATGTAGATTTAAATTTCTTAGTTCGTATGGACTTAAATAACAATGTAATTCCTAGGTAATCATGATACGATTAAAACAACTTTTAAAAGAAATATCAAATTCAGATATTCAGAAATGTTTAGACAAAATACAACAAAAACAATTCCGTTTAATTGGTGCTGGTGATAACGGTCGCGTTTATGAAATTGATAGAGAAGATAAAGTTTTTAAGATTACTAAAGAACGTGATGAATATGAAGTAGCAAGTATTATCGTTGATAGATACAATGAGTTTACTACATTTATACCGGTATATTATGTTGATGGTAAAAACATGTACATAATGGCAAATGCTTCGGAACTACCAACTCGGTTAAAAAAAGAAATTGATTTATTTATGCAAGACTTTGCTTCATTTGCTCGGGATGAAGGAGGCGAAGTTTCAATATTTGATTTTTTACCTGATGCTGGAAGTATTAATCCGATAATTGATAATTTTTTAAACACATTAAAAACAGATATAGATAAACTTCAAATTCCAGAATTCGATTTAGATTTAGATTTTCGTTCTGACAACGTTATGATGTGGGACGGAAACATGGTATTAGTCGATTGGTAAAAAGAAATAGGTTATGGCAAAAAATCATTATCATAGCTCTGGCAACTCAAAAAGAGCTGCAGCGCTAAAATACGGTTATAAATCAGGATTAGAACACACAGTAGCAGATCAAATAAAAACTACTGAATATCCTTTGAATTATGAAACTGAAATACTAAATTATATAGTACCAGAACGTAAAGCAAAATACACTCCAGATTTTGTGTTTACTAAAAAGAATGGTGAATTAATGTACATTGAAACTAAAGGCCGATGGACTAGTGCCGATCGTCTTAAAATGAAACATGTGCTAGCATCGAATCCCGGTGTAGATATTCGTATGGTATTCCAATCACCCCAACAAAAAATATCAAAAGGTAGCAAAACTACATATGAAGCTTATGCATTAAAGCTGGGTATTAAACATGTTGCAAAGAAAGATATTCCCGCAGATTGGCTCACGGAATGTTTGAAGACTGGCGAAGAACCAAAGACAATTAAAACTTTTTTTGGATAAAGGTTTGTTTTGTGAAAAATTTTTAATACATTCTATGATAATTAATGATTCATATTAATTAATAGATTGATTCAGTATTGAATCGATCGTTAGGCCAGAAATGTAATGTATGTGTCTAACTAATATTATTTATTATTATATTAATATAATTTATTGGATTAGTACAGTATATTACTTATATTATATTAATGAAGAATATTAAGTTATTACAGTTATTAGAATCAGTACTAGGTAAAGGTAAACCTACGTCTGGTAATAACATTGCATTCTTCTCTCCTTTTGTTTCTCACTACAAGCCAAAATTAGAAATTGATATTCACACTAATTCAAACGGTGAGAATGCTTGGCATTGTTGGATATCTGATAAAAAAGGTCGTAGCATTGTTACTTTGTTCAAACAACTCAATCTACCTAAAGAACGTTTTGAACAATTATCACGTATTATCGAATCATCTCGATATCGTGTAAACAATGATGCTCCAACAAAAGTAGAAACAATACAATTGCCGGCTGAGTACAAACCACTTTGGATTCCTAAAACATCTCCGGATTATCGTAATGCCGTGCATTATTTAAAAAAGCGCGGAGTAACTATATTTGATATCATCAAGTATCGAATTGGATTTTGCGAGTCTGGAGAGTATTCCGGCAAAATAATTATTCCTAGCTATGATGCCATGGGTCAATTGAATTATTTTGTGTCTAGAGCATATTATAAATCAGACACACAAAAACACAAGAATCCAAAAATTTCAAAAGACATTATTGGGTTTGACCTTTTTATAAATTGGTCACAACCAATCATACTTTGTGAAGGAAGTTTTGATGCAATCGCAATTAAACGCAATGCAATTCCGTTGTTCGGAAAAATCATTCAACCTGCACTACAAAAGAAAATCATACAAGAACGAGTACGAGACATTTATATTTGTTTGGATGCTGATGCATTGAAAAATGCAATTCAAATTGCAGAGCGATTTATGTCAGAAGGCTTAAATGTGTACTTTATAGAACTGCGAGATAAAGATGCCGCAGAACTAGGCTTTCAACGAATCAACGAAATTATACAAGATACCGATGTATTAACTTTTGAACGGTTAATGCAACTTAAAATGGGAATGATATGGACATAAAACATATTGACACAGGACAAACTGTAATCAACAAAATATTTCACATTTCAGATGTGCATATTCGTACATTGAAACGACACCGAGAATATCGTGAAGTGTTTCGCAACATGTTTGATTATATCGCACAACATTGCACCGGCGAAAGTATTGCTGTAGTAACAGGTGACATCGTGCATAGCAAACTAGATATGTCTCCGGAGTTAGTTGATATGCTGGTTGAATTTTTTGATGGCTTCATGATTCCAACCGTAGTAATACTTGGTAACCATGATATGAATCTGAACAACATGCACCGCACAGACGCAATTAGTCCGGTTATCAATGTTATTAAGAATCCAAACATCATATTCATCAAAGAAAACGGCTTGTTTGAAATTGGTGGAGTTGTGTTTAATCATATGGCTGTCGATGTTGCACCAACCGAATATATTCGTGCTAATCAATTCGATGCTGCATATAAAATTGCAATGCACCATGGTGCTGTGAACACTGCAAAAACAGATATTGGATATCAAATATCAAATGAGCATGTAGGTGTTGATTTGTTTGATGGACATGATATTACATTGTTGGGCGATATTCATAAACCAGCCCAGTTCTTAAATGACGCAAAGACAATTGCATACCCAGGATCACTGATTCAACAAAATCACGGTGAAGCATTAGACCATGGTATCTTGGTGTGGGACTTGCCGTGTCGTGAAGCAAAGTTTGTGGAAATACAAAATGATTATGGATATGTAACTTTGGAAGTTGAAGGTGTTACTATTGTGAAAGCACCACATCGTATGCCAAATAAACCTAGAGTTCGTATCAAGTTTAATGATACCTCAGCAGCGGACATGAAAAAACTTATTGCTACTATTCGCAAGAAATATGATGTGCAAGATATCACAATCCAACGAAGTGCAGCTATATCAAACACTAACGCCACATCATCGTTTACTATAGGAAATGTACGAGATGTTGAATATCAAAATACATTGATCACAGATTTTATTTCCGTGAACTATCCACAAGCTACTGCAGACGAAACTGATGCAATTCGTCATATCAATCGCACAATAAACTCAAAACTTCCTGCAGTAGAGTCAGTACGACACATGACCTGGCACCCAATTCAATTTGAATTTGATAACATGTTTTCTTACGGAGAAGGCAATGTTATTAACTTTGAAAACATGAAAGATGTGTGCGGGTTGTTTGCTGCAAACACATCTGGTAAGTCATCATTGCTTGATGCAATTACATACACTATATTTGATAAGTGCAGCAAAACAGGCAAAGCACATGAAGTGTTGAACAATAAAAAGGCTTCATTCCGCGGAAAGTTTACATTTGAAATGAACGGCGTTACTTACACTATTGAACGCAATGGAATCAAGCAGAAGAATGGTCACGTTAAAGTGCTAGTAGATTTTTATACTGACACAGAAAACCTAAATGGTGAAGAACGTAGTGACACAAACAAATCGATCCGCCGTTATTTAGGAACTTATGATGATTTCATTTTAACTGCATTTTCACTGCAGGCAGACAACAATAACTTCATTGAAAAGTCACAAAGAGAACGCAAAGATCTTCTTTCACAGTTTTTAGATATTACGGTATTCGAACAGCTTTATCAGTTAGCATCCGATGAAATTAAAGAGACTGCTGGTAAGTTAAAATCATATAAGAAAACAGATTTTGATGTTATTATCAATGATGCAGATACTATTATTTCAAACAATCAACAAGATATAACTTCATTAGAAACTCAAGAAGATGAATTGCAAGAAAAGCGCAATGATTATCAAAATGAGATTGTAGACTTAATTCAAACAAAACAGCCAACAACATATACAGGGCCTAATATTAATGAATTAACTAAAATTGAAACTGAGTTAACTAAAAAAATATCACAATTACAAGCTGATATTGAAACCGAAGAAACGACTTTAGAAACACTAACAAGTGAATACTTAATCATTAAAAAAGATAAGCGCAAGTACAATGAAACGGACTTATCAGATAAACTTCAACAATTAGAAAAACTCGAAAAGGAATTAGCACAGATAGATTCGAGTATTAAAAAACAACAAGGAATTATCAATGCAAAACAAGAAAAAATTAATCACCTTTCCGACCATGAATATGATCCGAACTGTAAATACTGTGTATCTAACGTTTTCGTACAAAATGCAATTGAAGCACAAAATACGATTATTGCAGATAGAGACATATTAACTGAATTATCTGCGACCCAATTACAATTAAAAACAACAATTTCAACATATTCAGATGTTAGAACAGATGCCAATGCATTAGCAATATTAAAACAAAAACATGAAACAAAGCGTTTAGCAATTGAAAAACAAGAATTGCAAATTCAAATCATTGAAGGCGAATTACAAACTCGAGAATCAGAATTAGAAACATGTTTAGAACGTCAAGAATCATTTAAAGCTAATGCCACTGCAATAACACATAATGAACTAATTGATGAAAAAATTAACAAGTTAAAAACATCAATTGATTCAGCTACGATTAAAATAAAAACAATTACAGACACAATTCGTAGTAAACATGGTAAAATTGAAGTTGCTAAGACCACAAAGAAAACAGCAATTGAGTCATTAGACACATACAAACAACTAGAGACTGAATACAAAGCATACGAATATTATCTAGAATCAGTTAAACGTGATGGGGTTCCATACGAGTTAATTGCAAAAGCAATGCCAAAGATTGAAGCAGAAATTAACAATGTGCTGAATCAGGTAGTTGATTTTAACATGGTGCTTCAGAGCGACGGTAAGAATATCAACGGGTATATTATTTATGATGAAGATAATTTCTGGCCATTGGAATTAACAAGCGGTATGGAACGATTTATTTCATCACTTGCAATTCGCATAGCACTTATCAATGTATCAGCACTACCACGTCCTAATTTTATTGCAATTGATGAAGGTTGGGGAAGTTTAGACACAGAACATATTTCTGCAGTAGTTAATCTATTTGATTATTTCAGAATTAAATTTGATTTCTCCATAATCATTTCACACGTCGATTCAATGCGAGATATGGTCGACAACTTAATCGAAGTAAACAAACTAAACGGATTCAGCCAGATTTCACACAACTGATATTTATATTTAAAAGAATATCAGTGAATGAAACGTAAAGAAGCAGTATATAAGGGTTTACAATTTGTTCCGGTTTGGTTTGAAGATACATCATTAACATCACCTGATTACTTCCAAATTACCGAGTTTCCTACACGCTTAACTGCTGGTAAGAACTTGTTCAAACTTCGAGGACATCCAACAAATCTACGCCCTGGATCATATTTAAACATTGAAGTATTAGATTACAATGGCGATCCAATTTATTCTGAAATTGTCAATTTTATTGATGAAGATAAAAGCCGTGTAATTGCAATCTTTATTTATGAAGAAACATCGCCTGGTGATTGTACTATTACTGTTACTGGCGAAGCTATCAATGTTCCCGCAGATTGGCAAGGTAAATCAAATATAAAATGGACACGCACAGTCCCGGTTAATCCGAATGTATCAAATATATCTGAAATTATTTTTGAACAAATTCCGGAACTAGTAATCAGTGAAAATGTCGGAGTTCATTTAGATCGAGTATATTCTCCGGCAGGACAATTTCCTACATATTCATCTGGTACGGTTCGTTATTTTTTATATAACAATCAGCCGGCTATTGAGTTAATCGGTGGAACATTTACAAATGATATGAGTACAGGCACATTAACTGTACCATCGCCTGTTAATCCAACGCCTACGCCCAATTTCCCTATATCTACAACTACGTACACCAGTACGATTAAAAAGATATTAACCGGAACCGTAGCCTTATTAGACACAGAGTATACGGCGTATAGTAGCCAAAGCATATCACAACATACATATACAGAATTTGCAGCAAGTTCTTATAGTATTGCATATGAAGCAACACCGGAATATGTAGCTACTCAGAATTCTGAATCATTTGCGTTAATGCAAATTAAAGGATTAGATCCAGCAACCGGAGATGTTTCTAGAGTTAAAGTGTTTATGAACAACACAGGCACGGTTGGTACATGGGAACTATTAAATGATGTTGAATTAGATGAAACAGAAATGTTTATTGCTAGCACTGCATCATTATATCCGGATACCAGTATTGGTATGTTTGTTACTCAAAGTACTATTAATACATATTGGCAAGGCATCACATATGTAAACAGTGCAGTATCATCAGCTCCAATATTAACATGGACAACCCAATCACTTAACAATTCCATGTTAATACAAAATACTGCAAATATATCTGCTCTGAATTCAGTTACAGTTGCAAAAATTAATTCTGCATACAATGGGATATTTATTGCGAATTCTGAGTATAAAATTACATTGGATGCTATAGGTACAGTATCTGGGTCATCCACTGCAAAATTATCTTTGTATTTATCAGGCAGTGCATTTGATTATAATCCTACAGATTATTTTAATCAGGAATTTCCAGTTAAATTTGGAAAACGTGTCGGTGAATTGCAAATTGCAGAAACATCACAGCGTTGGGATGATACCGTATTTAATTTTACTGCAGATCATGATGGTGATGGTGTATTACTACTTGTAGCAGAAGAAGGATTATGGCAGGTTGCTGATATTCGAACTACAACTGACAATGATGCTGGATATTCTCCTAATTACACCAGACTACGAACCCTAGTTCCAACCGCACATAAATCTAAAAACCAATTAACATTCAAAGCAGAGTATTACAATGTTAATGGAGAAAAAAGCAAACAAATTAGTTATGTGTATAACAAAGATTGGGCAGGAGGTAACCGATATATCGATGGTGATTATTCAATGCTCACCGGTTCTTTATATGTAGCAGATTCATTAGAAACTGGAGTTGCTATATCCGGATATAAGAATACTGGATTTATTCGTTCATTAGGATATGAAGGCTTTACTGCAGGATTTCCTGGCTTCTTATTGTGGAGTGGATCTGCTTTATCTGGTTCTCTGGGAACTAAAGGGGGAGTGCCGTATAGCGGCGTTGGTTTAGAATTATATGCAAATACTTCAAGTTATTTTAGATATAGTACCACAGACAGTGAAATTGATGTACGTACGGATAAATTCTTCTTTGGACAATATCCTGCGCCATTTATAAGCGGGGCTAATGGAAATATTGAAATTTCAGCTAGCAATTTTCATTTGTCAGCAGAAGGAAACGTTACTGCTAGCAACGCATTATTTACTGGTGTTGCTTTAGCAAATGTAATACGTGATAAAACTGTAATAATTACAAATGCAAATTCTGGTTCATATTTGCAAAATTATATCGAAAACGATTTTACCAACACCCCGGCAGTTCGAATAGTAATGGATGGATCGTTAGGTGGCGAAATTGTACGCAGAGTACGAGTAAATATAGCATTATCAAGACCTATAGGAGATTTTCTTTTACCTAGTATTGGCGCGACAGAACGAATAGATTTTATTCTGGAAACGGTTTTTCAAAATAAAATTTTAGACACATTCTTTAATCGTACAGCACCGCCAACGACATATGATCAAATAACATTAGATGAAGCAGCTGTAATAACATTGGTAACTGCTGGAAACACAGGCGATTCATATTTCATTACTGCTGGCACCGAAAACCCTTTAGATTTTTCGTTTAAACGTAATTTGAAAATAGGTGATGGTGACACCAATGGAGGTATCTTAACTATATCCAGCTCCGGAGTTGCCGGCGGCTCTGGTGTAAATCAACCTAGAATACAATTAAAAAATAATTCTTATGGTCAATTGAATATAAACCCAGCTAATGTAAGTAGTACAACAGCTACGATAATCGGCAATCGAACTTTAGGAAATTGGGGGCAATCGTACACGATAACCAATAACAGCGTTGCTATTAGACCTTACATTGCAGTATCTGGTTCAGCTAATGGACAAGATCGTAGAATATTAATTAACGGAGCTACACATTACGGGCAACGCGTGGTAACAGCAACCGGCGGATCACCAGATATTACATTGGAAACTTCGGATAGTATTATTATTTGCAATCATTCATCAGGAACAATGACTATTGATTTAGGAACACCAACTGATGCAGACGCCGGCCGTATTATAAGAATTATTAACAGACAAACAGGCACTGTTACTATAACCGGTGGTATATATATTGCTGGTTCTGCAGCCGCAGATACTTCGAGGACAACATCAACACAATATGCATCGATACAATTATTAGCACCTGGTAGTAGCTCTATTGCTGGATGGATTTCTATAAATGAAACCGGTACTTGGTCATAATATATTTATATATAAAAGAAACATGAAATGAACAAAATAACAGTACTATTCCCAGGAGGTTTTAAACCATTAACTGGTGCTCATCTAGATTTAGCAAATCGATATGCTACAGATCCACAAGTAGAACGCGTAATCATGTTGATTGGCCCTAAAGAGCGCGATGGAATTACACGTGAAAAAACCATGGAATTGTTTAACATCTTAAACGATAATCCAAACATTGAAATACAACCAACTGATTTTAATTCTCCTATCATGGCGGCATATGAATACTTGTTTGCATTGCCACAAGATGCAACAGGTAGATTTGCAATGGCGGCTTCTGCAAAAGGAGATGATTATGTTCGGGCTAAAGATTTTGTGCCAAATGTAGATAAATATGCTACTATAGGCGACAAAAAAGGACGTACTATTCCTGGTGGTATTGATGCTACTGAATTGAGTATTAATGTAGATCCATTAGCATATGGCAATGGAGAACCGGTATCTGCGACCATGGTACGAGATGCAATTGCAAACAATAATTTTGCACAATTCCGGGCATCATATCCTCAATTTGATGAAGCAGCTGTTAAAAATGCATGGCAAGTTGTTACTGGTATGCAAGAAGCGGTGTTCACAAAAGATTGGTGGAAATCTGCATTGCAAGAAGATGTTGATGATGTAGTTGAATCAATGATGTTTCCACGTGAAAAGAAACGGCATGCAGAAAAAATTAATAAACTAAGAAACTTCCTAGACCAACATACAAGCAAATCATTTGTATATGATTTTGATGATTTTGCTAAAACAGTGGTTGGTGCAAAACTTGTAGAAGGTATTATTGCAGAAAACTATATTACCAGACAAGAATTAGCATCAATTGAAAATGCCGTAGATGGATTCTTCCGTGAATATGGTATTGATGTGAATTTTCAAGGACAGTTTACTCATTTTATAGAACGATTAAACGATCCTCGTAATGAAGCTCCTATTTATATGGATGAACTTCGAGATTTCTTTGAAGATTTAGCCAATGAGTATGGAGATCGAATTGCTAGTCAATTAAAACAAAATCGACCTAGCGGTGTAGGATCTGATTATCAGTTTGATATTCCAATACATATGCCATTCATGTTAGTATGGAATTCTAGTAAAAAAATGATTGAACTGCGACCTAAAACAGTTAAAAAACAAAGATCTCGTTGGAAAGCAAATGACCCGAATGATATTATTTATACTATCGAGTCACGAATGAAAACCGGAGGTATTTTAACTGAGGGCGGTGCAGCAGGACATATGGCACACCCATGGGACGATCACGGATTAACATTTAATGATGTCCGTGAAATTGTGTCTCGTGCTTTGTCAGGTCGTCTAGATATTGAAGAAGCTGTCACTGAAAAGACAGATGGTCAAAACATACAATTTACATGGAAAAATGGACAACCTGGATTTGCTCGTAACAAAGGCACGATAATTAATCCAATGACGCCAGATCAACTAGTTGCTGATTTTGAACGTAAATATCAAGAAACTATTACAAAATCCGGTGCAGCAGCTGCAGAAGGATACAAACTAGTTGTTGATGCATTTCGAGAAATGGCACAAGATATTACCGGGGCAATGTCAGCTTTACCGGCAGACAAACTAGAACAAATATTCAAAGGCGGCCGAGTATTTGCAAACATGGAAATTATTTATCCAGCAACTAAAAATGTAATTGCATATGACAAAGCACATTTACAATTTCATAACCTAGTTGAATACGATGAAAAAGGCAATGTAGTCGAAACCGATTTAACAGGTGGTGCTATGATGCAAAAAATTATTCAAGATGCAAATGCACACATGCAAAACACATTTTCATTCATTCCGCCACAACGTATTAAATTAGGCCGAGTGTATGATTTTGAAGATCAGCAATCTGCATTCTACAATGAAATTGATCAACTTCGTGATCGCTACGGATTAAAAGATACAGACCTATTGAGTGATTATCATAAAGCATGGTGGAGAGATGTTATTCAAACAAAAGCAAAAGAGGTAGGATATGAAATTCCTGATACTATATTAACTGCATTAATATATCGTTGGGCATTTGATGATAAATCTACAAACATCTCAGTACTTAAAAAACAAATAGATAATCCAGAATTTGTTACCTGGGTTGATGCATTTGATAAAAAAGATTTCAAACAGTATCGCAAACAAAACTTGGAACCATTCGAATCTATCTTTTTGCGATTAGGTGTATTGGTATTACAAAATGCAACAAATTATCTCGCAGCAAATCCAACAAAAACGGTGCAGGATATTAAAACAGAATTAGCACAACTCATCAAAGATTTGCAAACCAAAGGTGATGAGGCAACTCTAACAAAACTTAAACATGAATTAGGACGAATTCAAAAACTTGGCGGATTTGATGCTATAGTACCGTCTGAAGGGGTTGTATTCACATATCAAGGCAATACATATAAAATGACAGGCGCATTTGCACCAGTGAACCAAATTTTAGGGGTGTTAAAATACGCACGCTGATATTTATATTAAATAATAAGGAATAAACTGATGGCTGAAAAACATAAAAGCAAGTATAAAAAACCAGAAAACACAAAATACAAATCCAGAAAAGATCTTAAAGATTACACAATGGATGACAAAGATGGAGGAATGAATCCAAAATCTACGGGTGAAAAACATCTTAACGTATTACGTAAAACAGACAAAGAAATGGTTGATACTGGCGATTTAAATGTTAAATATAACGCTGAAGATCGTTTATACAAAGATTTAGAAAAAGCAGAATACGAACCAAAGGATGCTGCTAAAAAACTTAAAAAGCGTCAAGATGCGGAAGAAAAAGAAACTGCAGACGTTCTTAAAGATAAAATTGAAAACTTAACTCGCGAACAAAAAGAACGTTTAGTTAGAGAATATGTACGTAGAAAAATTGCTTCAATGTTAATTGAGCAACCTGTAACAGCGCCTGAAGAAGAAGCACCAGTAGAAGAGCCACCAGTAGAAGAGCCTGCAGCTGAAACACCACCTGCCGATGCAGCCGCTACTGACACAACTACACCTCCTGCACCTGATATGGCTGCTCCACCAGCACCTGATATGTCTGCAGAAGTACCAACTGACGTACCAGCAGAAACTCCTGCCGAAACTCCGGCACCGGACACATCAGCAGAAGCACCAGCAGCTGCCCCCGAAGCATCTGCAGAGACAACTGCGGTGATGGATCTAGATCGTTTTGTTAATTATTTAAAAACACAAGAAGGAAATATTGCTCGAGCTAAAATTACGTTGAAAGCAATTAATTTAGCACTTAAAGATGCAGAGCCAGCAGATCAAGCAAATTTTTATAAAATGATTCGAATTGCAATGGTTAAAAAATTAGCATCATTAAATGCTGAAGTAAACAATAAAAAATAAAGTTATATGTCTAAAAAGTTACAAAATGTCAAAGCCATTCAACAAATGTTGGATGGTAACCACAAGTTTCAAACTAAAAAAACTGTGGGTTTTTCTGATGCAGATTCTGCTGCTAAGAAAAATGAACGCCATGACGTTGGTGATGTTTGGGAAGAAACAGATCCAGTAAGTGGTACTACATACATAATTGAACAACGAGATGGTTTTCGTATTAAAAAAACAAAAGCATCAGATGTGTTACAATCGGTACGTGAAGAACTTCGTTCATATCCAAACTGTCGCAAAGAGACTTGCACTTGTTTAGAAAAACATCCACTCAATGAAAAGATGCGTAAGCTACACGGAATGTGTTTTGATTGTGTGATTGAAATGGAACATGAATTGAAAAAAGAAGGTCGTTATGAAGAATATGAACGAAACAAAATTCGAGAAAATGCATTAGCTTGGTTAGCAGAGGCAGAACGAGATGTTGCATTATTAAAAGAAACGTATACACAAGCTTCACAATTCGTAACAAATTCAGAAGGCGAAAAAGAAAATTGGACCGCTCGAATGACACCAGAAGAATTTGAAGAAACAGTGCAAGCACAATTTAATACATTCAAAGAAAAATTTTTAGCAAACTTAGATAAAGAATCACAACATGAAAACAATTAAAAAGTATTGGGCAATAATCGTTGCTGCATTGGCTGCAGTATTCGGATTATTTGTTATCATTTCAAAAAAACAAAATGAAAAAAAATCTGACAAGATTAAACAAAAGATTGATGATAACAAACAACAAATTGATGAACTACAAGGCAAAATCGAAGTAGTAGAAGAACAACGAGCTGAGGTTAAAGAAGAAATTACACAGCATGAAGAATTAATTGAGGAATTGGAAGAGAAAAAAGAAAATATCGTAATCCAAGAACCAACCGATGTTAATGTTGCTAAAGAAAACATTCTGAACAAAACAAGCCGTCGTGGAAGAAAATCAAAAAACAAATGAAAAAACTATTAATCATATTATGTTTTTTGCCGTTATTTAGTTACGGACAAGAAAAAACAGATACATGTTTTACTGAAGAACAAATACTAGATATTTCATTTACGCTTGATTCATTGTATGCAGTTTGTGATATCAATGATAAAATTATTGACGAACAACGAGCATTAATATCAGATCAAAAGCATTTAATAAATTTAGATTCATTGCAAATTAATTATTTAACTACACAATCTAAATTGCTTAAAACTAACATTGATTTGTATGTAGAACGTGAAAAGAGATTACAACCACGTTGGTATGATAATAAAGCAATTTGGTTTACTGGCGGAATTCTATCTACTATATTAATATTTCAAGTAGCAAAGTAATATGGCACAACCAAGCATAAAACAGATCATTCAACAGCAGTACATGCAATGTGCTAAAGATCCTGTGTTTTTTATGCGTAACTATTGTTATATTCAACATCCTAAACGAGGCAAGATCAAATTTAATTTATTCCCGTTTCAGGAAGATTCATTAACTGAATTACGAGATAATCGATACAATGTTATTCTTAAGTCTCGTCAGCTAGGTATCTCAACTCTATCTGCCGGATTTGCATTATGGAGCATGTTGTTTGCAGAAGACTTCAACGTGTTAGTTATCGCAACTACACAAGAAGTAGCAAAAAACCTAGTAACCAAAGTGCGAGTGATGCATGACAACTTGCCAAGTTGGTTGAAGGGTACAGTTGAAGCCGATAACAAATTATCATTGAAATTTAAGAACGGCTCACAAATCAAAGCAGTATCATCAGCAACCACAGGAGCACGTTCAGAAGCATTATCATTGCTAATAGTAGATGAGGCCGCGTTCATCAGAAACATTGAAGAAATATGGATAGCATCGCAAGCAACACTATCAACAGGTGGAGGTGCAATTGTTCTTTCTACTCCGAATGGAGTTGGTAACTGGTTTCATCAAACATGGGCAGATGCCGAAGCAGCCATTAATGGATTCCACACAATTAAACTGCATTGGACGGTGCATCCAGAACGAGATCAACAATGGCGTGATGAACAAACACAGCTGTTAGGTGAACGAGGTGCAGCACAAGAATGTGACTGTGACTTTGTTAGTTCAGGTCATACTGTCGTGGATGGTCCATTGCTCCTAGAGTATGATAATTTAACAGAAGAACCACTTGAACGTAGAGGTTTTGATGGAAATTATTGGGTATGGGAATATCCAGACTATGCAAAAGATTACACGGTTGTGGCTGACGTTGCCCGAGGCGATGGTGGTGACTTTTCAACATTTCAAATATTTGATGTTCAGGACGTACGACAAGTTGCTGAGTATAAAGGCAAGATTGCGCCGAATGATTTTGGTAACATGCTCGTCACAGTTGCAACCGAATGGAACAATGCTTTGCTAGCAATTGAAAATGCAAACATCGGATGGGCCGCAATTCAACCGGCACTTGACCGAGGATATCAGAACCTACATTACACATACAAAGACGATGGATACACTGATGCATCCGTGCAACTTCGTAAAGGTTATGATATGAAAGATAAGAGCCAAATGGTTCCTGGAGTATCAACTACATCACGTACACGACCATTAATGATATCTGCATTAGAAATGTATATGCGTGAAAGAACCCCGGTTATACGCAGTAAGAGGCTAATACAAGAACTATTAGTATTTGTATGGCTTAATGGTAAAGCACAAGCACAGCAAGGATATAATGATGACCTTGTGATGGCGTATGCAATTACATTGTGGTTACGAGATACAGCATTAAAACTACGACAACAGGGTATTGACCTAAATAAACGAGCACTATCATCATTTCAAAAAACTAACCCAGTTATTTACACCGGAAAGCCAAATATGGACAACACCGGATGGAACTGGAACCCAGGTGATGGAGATCAAGACCTAACTTGGTTGATCAGATAAAAAACACCACCGGTTCTGTAACTAGTTATATTTATATTAAAAGAAAATATGGCGTCATTAAGAAAACGATTACAAAACCTGTTTAGTACCAATGTTATTGTTAGAACATATGGTAAAGATAAACTGCGTGTAGTTGATACAAACCGTTTACAATCTGTAGGTAATTTAGCACAAAGCAAAGTAGCAGACCGATATACACGTTTGCATGGTGCAAATAAGCATCGTGTAGGTGGAATGGGTGGCTATGATTCTAATTACTACATGCATCAGAATCGTATGCAACTTTATGCTGATTACGAAATGATGGATAAAGACCCAATTATTTCTGCAGCATTAGACATATATTCAGATGAATCTACATTAGCAGATCAGTTCGGTGAAATCTTAACAATTAAAACAAATAATACCCAACTCCAAAAAATTCTATACAATTTATTTTACGATATCTTAAACGTAGAATTCAATTTATGGACATGGATTCGTAACATGACCAAGTATGGGGATTTCTTTTTAAAACTAGATATTGCTGATGAATTAGGTATTATCAATGTGCGTCCATTTTCTAGTTATGAAATGGAACGTTGGGAAGAATATGACAATGCAACTGGCGAATATGATATTAAATTCAAAAATATTGCGTCAGAACAAATGACATATGACACATACGAAGTTGCACACTTCCGCATGTTATCAGACTCAAACTTCTTGCCATATGGTAGATCCATGCTCGAAGGAGCCCGTAAAGAATTCCAAAAATTAATGATGATGGAAGATGCGATGCTTATACATCGTATTATGCGTGCACCAGAAAAACGTATTTTCAAAATTGATATTGGTAACATTCCACCAAATGAAGTTGATACATTCATGGAAACAATTATCAATAAAATGAAAAAAATTCCACACATTGATCCACAAACCGGAAATTACAATTTAAAGTTTAATCTTAACAACATGTTGGAAGATTATTACTTGCCAGTGCGAGGAGGTCAATCATCAACTCAGATTGATACATTGCCAGGTATGACATTTACTGGTATGGATGATATCGAATACATCAAAGATAAAATGATGGCTGCTCTTAAGATTCCTAAACCGTTTTTAGGGTATGGTGAGTCGCAAGAAGGCAAAGTTAACTTAGCATCAATTGATATTCGTTTTGCTCGTACAATTGAACGCATACAGAAAATTGTAGTTTCTGAATTATCTAAAATTGCAATCGTGCATTTATATTCACAAGGATTTGAGGGTGAAGATTTAGTTGGATTTGAACTAGAATTAACAGCACCATCAATTATATACGATCAGCAAAAAGTGGCGTTAATGAATGAAAAAATTACATTAGCAAACACAATGAAAGATTCAAAATTAGTATCAGATCGATACATTTATGAGTATATCTTTAATATGTCTGAGGATCAGTGGTTGCAAGAACGTAACGATGTTATTGAGGATCTTAAACTTCGTTTCCGTCAAAATCAGATTGAACAAGAAGGAAATGACCCAGCTGTTACGGGAGTGTCTTTTGGTACACCACATGACCTAGCAACCGTGCATATGTCAAGCAATGACGTAGAAGATAAAGATCTGGGAGGTCGACCAAAAGAAGGAATTAAATCAGGACAACACCGTAATGCATTTGGATGGGATCCGACAGGTAAAAAAGAATTGAAACAACAATTTAATCCGGAAAATCAAAAAACAGCATTCCAACCAGATCCAAATTTTAGATCTAAACTTTCTATGACTCGAACTGAGAATATTGTTAAAGGAATGAAAACAAAACCAGGTGTTAATATCATCACTGAAACGTTTAAAAAATCATCCGACCACGACGCTGACGCTGGAACTATGTTAGATGAAAATAACATTTTATAATTATAAACATATTTATATAAAACCATAAGGCATCGTATACCAAATGAAGAAACTAAAACATTCAAAATATAAGAATACGGGTATTTTATTTGAAATGTTAGTTAGGAAATTAACTTCAGAAACATTGTCATCTAATAAATCAGTTACAATTGACATCATAAAAAAATATTTTGGTAGAAATACTGAATTATCAAAGGAACTGCAATTATATAATGCACTATTAAAAGAACAATTTCGTAGTGAAGCACAAGCTCTAGATTATATACGTACAGTTAAAGCTGCTCATGAAAAACTAAATCAAACAGTGCTTAAGCGCCAAAGATATAATCTTGTAAAAGAAATTTCAGATCGGTTTGTATTTGATAACATGTCAAAAATGCACATCAACAATTACAAAGTGTTAGCATCAATTAACATGATTTTTGAATATGCAGAAACGGATAATCCAAAACAATTAATGGAATGTAAAAGTGCTATTATTGATAATGGAATTATTCAAGAACGAGTAAAACCAACAAAAGATCCAGTATTAGAAAACTTTGAATCACAACCAAAGGAAATGCGTTTATTAACGTACAAACTTTTAATTGACAAATTCAATGAAAAATATTCTGGGTTAGATGAATCACAAAAACATTTATTAAATAAATACATTACACACGTTAATGATACAGCTACACTGCGAGAATATGTACATACGATAATTCCTAATATCAAAAAGCAACTTGCTGATTTAGCAAACCCAGTTGATGATAAAGTTATTAAAATTAAAGTGCAAAAGCTTTCAGAAATGTTATGCAATGTAGAAAATTTAAAAACAATAAAAGAATCACATATTCTTTCGTTGTTACGTTATTATGATTTGATTCGCGAATTAAAAGAGGTTAAATGATGAAGTCATTTTTACGAGAAATGGAAGAAAAATTTGTTGAATTAGAAAATCAGTGTGAAGCGTGTAATAAACCTTCTGACGAATGTGTTTGTGAAGAACTTGATGAAGTATCAGCAACAGGCGGGGTAGCTGGATATAATACTCCTGCAGCTTTCCGTAAAACTGTTAAACATGTAGGATATGCATCTGGACTAGAAGAAAACACAAAGCCAGTTTCTAAAACATATAAACCTGGTCATTATCAAACAGTTGAATTTGACGAAGAGGTACAGAACGACAAATTTTCATTTTCAATTGACGATACAAAATGGTGGAATAAAGAATTAGAATACCCATCAAAAGATATAACTAATTCACCAGGAACATCACATAAAAAAGATCGAGATTCCGGAACTAAACTTAAAGTTGAAGATGTGTTAGAACGAAAATACGAGCAACTAATTGAAGGATATCGTTCTTTTGCTACGGCTGATTCTAAAACAACACCGGAACAAAAAGTAAAAAACACAATTAAAGAAGTTGCACGTAAACTTCAAGAAATTGAAACAATGGTGAATTATAATTCCAGATTAAAAACAGAATCTGGAGTAACATCATCTGCATATGGTAATAGCACAAAAAAAGCGTTACAAAAAATATCAGAACGATTAGTAAAAATATCAGAACGAGTAAGAGCATTAGGGGAATAATATGTCAAAACAACTTATAGTAGAATATATGCCATTTAAGCCAGTTGGTTCACTTACTGAATCAAGCGGTGCTGCATATGGAATACCAGGTGGTTTTGTAGTGCAAGGAGTTTTGCAAAGAGCAGGCGCAAAAAATCAAAACGGCCGAGTATATCCTAGAAGCATCTTGGAACGTGAATGTCAACGATACCAACAAGAATACATCAATCAACATCGTGCATTAGGCGAATTAGATCATCCAGAGTCATCGGTTGTTAACTTGAACAACGTGTCACATAACGTGTTGAAGATATGGTGGAAAGGTGATGATTTATTAGGAGCAGTGCAAATCTTAGATACGCCGTCAGGTAAGATTCTTAAAGAACTTTTCAAGGCTGGAATCACATTAGGAATTTCATCACGTGGATTAGGATCTGTTAAAGAACTTAGATCAGAAGGCACAGTTGAAGTGCAAGAAGATTTTGAATTGATTTGTTGGGACTTTGTATCAAACCCATCAACCCATGGTGCATTTATGCGTCCAACATCGATGAATGAATCAGTAAATAAAACAATAACAAATAAATACGCACGAGTACATGATGCAATTACATCTATACTATGTGAAGATGGAAAATGTAGGATATAACATGAAAACACCAAATTTAAAATATATTTTAGAAACTTTGTTAGAGGATCAACCAACACCGTTATCTAAACAAGAAAAACAAGAATTCATCGATCAAGTAAAAAGATTTAGTGAATTAGGTGATTCTGTTTACGGTAAAGGCGATTTAGAACAACTAACAACCAGAGTTCGAGATATCATAAATAAAGCAGATCAGATTGCATCAGAATCAGGAGATTGGTTTGATGGTGTTACTGTAAAACGTCACATGAAAAATTTGAACGACTCATACAAAGTGTTTGAATCGACTGCAAAGGAAATGAACATGTTGCAACAAAGATTAAGTGCAGCATATGAAGATATTGCACAAGGTTTAAGTAAATATTTTGATGTGCAATAATTTGGATATTGATAACTAATTACTTATATTATAAGGTATAAAGATGAACAAATTAAAAAAATTGTATCGCGATTTCTTTGGATTAACTGAGGCAGCAACTCCAACGTCAAATATTCCAAAAATCTTACCAGCTGGTGAAATTGAAAAAAGTATAAAAGCTGTAGAAAAATATGGCGATGCAATGAAAAATGCCGGCCTTATCGAAACTGAAGATATGGTTGACGAAGCACAATTAATTAATAATATTGTTGATTATCGAGGTGGAGTTGAATATGTGCTTCGTAACCCAGCAGAGGCAGAAGCTGTTGCAAATGAAATCCGCGAATGGGCTACCAAAAAAGGATTTACTATAGTTAAACATGTTGCGTCACCATCTGGTAAAGTTGGATATTTCTATTTTCGATTAGGACAAGATCCAGGACGCGAATCACAACGTATTCAAGGGTATATTGCACAAAAGCCAGAAATTAAACATTTCCGTTTTAACGTAAGAGGTGAAAAGCCAGCTCCTGAACCTACGCCTGAGCCAACACCTCAACAACCACAAGCAAATATTTAAACCAGTTATATGAGTAAAAAACAAAAACAACATCAAATGATTGTTCCCGGTCAATCAATGGCAGTGCATGTACCGGGGAGCACTAGAGAAGATTTAGCAGCCGCACTTAAAACATGGAAACGCAAAGTAAAAATGTCTGGAGTGTTAGAGGCAACTAAAGATCGAAAAGAATTCATTAAGCCAAGTGTGCTAAAACGACAACAACACGCAAACGCAGCATATATGCAACATATTCGCACAATGCATTCAAAATAATATCTTTACCACAAAAGTATTAAATTAAGTCCTAGCTTGAAAAAGTTGGGACTTTTTTACTGTTTTTTCAAACTGGCTGATATATATTAAAGAATACGCTATTCCGTTCTTATTATATAGCGTTTATATAATTTTAAAATTCTATTAAGATTTCAAATAATCTTACTTCCAAAAACAAAATTTAGGGGAAAAACTATGGCAAAATCAGATTTGCTAAAACAAGCAATCGCTGATGCTAACGCTGTTAAAGAAACTGCATTAGCAAACGCAAAGATCGCCTTACAAGAAGCATTTGCTCCTCGTCTAGAAAGAATGTTAGCAACTAAACTAACAAATGAAATCGACGGCGAAGAAGAAATTGATGCAACCGGTGAAGAAGCATTAGATGCTGCACCAGAAGCTGATATGGAAATGGACATGGATGCTGAAGGTGGCGATGATTTTAATTGGGTAGACAATGATCTATCTGCAGAAGTAGGTGGAAGCACTTACGATTTCGAAGTTGGCATGGCCGGTGGAGAAGAAGAAGAATTAGGTGGTGAAGAACTTCCAGCAGAAGAAATGCCAATGTCTGATGATGAGATGGATGCAGAGTACAACGAAGGCTATGATCATGACGATCTAGATCTTGAAGGAATCATTCGTGAGTTAGAAGGCGATATGGACATGGAAATGTCAGAAGACGAAATGGAAATGCCAGAAGACGATATGGTATCGGATGGATATGAGCCAGAAGCTGGTGATATGGATATCGATGAAATCATTGAATCAATTCTTCGTGAAGAAGATGATATGGAAGACGAGCCAGAAGTTAAAGATGATGAAGTTGCTAAAAAAGACGAAGAATTAGCAGAAGCTTATCGTACGGTTAAAAAACTTACTAGCATCATCAATGAGGTTAATCTTCTTAATGCAAAACTTCTTTACACAAACAAATTGTTCCGCAATTTTGAATTAACTGAAGCACAGAAAATGAAAGTGATTGAAAACTTCGATCGTTCAGTTAATACAAGAGAAGTAAAATTAGTATTTACAACATTAGCTGAATCTTTCTCAAGACCAGTAACTAAGAAACGTGTTGTTAAAGAATCGTATGCGTCTAAAGCGACTGCAACTACGGCTCCTAAAAAAGCACCAATTCTTAATGAAGGATTTGAGCAAGCAGAACGTTGGAAAAAATTAGCAGGATTGCTATAACAAAACAAAAAGAAAAGGAAACACAAAAATGAGTATTTCAAATTTATTGCAAACTAACGATTTTGTACAAAGAAATCAAGCAAAAGCGTTAGCTAGCAAATGGGAAAAGACCGGTCTATTAGAAGGTCTTAAGGGCGAAACCGAAAAAGCAGGTATGGCTCAGTTGCTTGAAAACCAAGCACGTCAATTAGTAAAAGAAGCTACTTCAACTGGTACAACAGCAGGATCTGAAGAGTGGGCAGGTGTTGCACTTCCATTGGTACGTCGTATCTTTGCTGAGTTTGCAGCAAAAGAATTCGTTTCAGTTCAGCCAATGAACTTACCATCAGGACTTATTTTCTATCTAGATTTTAAGTATGGTACAGCTCAGCCTGGATTTGACAATGATAACTTGAACCGCACAGGTGATCCATTTGGTTCTCCAAACGCAGACGATTCAATGTTCGGTGTTACTACTACTGCTAATGATGCATCAGGAGGTCTTTACGGTGCAGGTCGTTTCGGATATTCAATCAACGAAACAGCTTCAATTGTAACAGCAACTACTGGTTCTACTCCAACAGCTACGCAAGTTAATGGTGATTCTGCATACTCTGGATCTTCTGCATTTAAAGTGGTAACAGTTAACGTTCCTACAAATGCAGATCTTTATGCAGTACGTTCATTCACATTCTTGTCTGGATCTACAGAAATTGTACCGGTACAAGCATTCTCTACTATCACAAGCAATTACACCGCATCATTCGTTGTAACAAACGCACAATTAACTGCAGTTAGTGCATCGATTTCAGCAGGTACATTGAGATTAAACTATAGCAAACAACCTACAGATATCACTCGTGGTGATTTTGAAGATGCAAATCCATTCAAAGGTACTGCTTATGGTACATCTGGTATTAACCAAGGTACGGATATTGATATCCCAGAAATTAACCTTGAAATGCAATCTGAGCCAATTGTTGCTAAGACTCGTAAGTTGAAAGCAGTTTGGACTCCTGAGTTTGCTCAAGATTTAAATGCTTACCACTCAATTGATGCTGAAGCTGAATTGACTTCAATGTTGTCTGAGTATGTATCAATGGAAATCGATCTTGAAATCCTTGATATGTTGATCGCAGCAGCTCCAACAACTGAGTATTGGTCAGCTCGTAACAATACACTTTGGAATGGTACTGCATTTGAACAAGTAGCAGCTGGTGCTGTATCAGCAACTGGTTTAGGTGATGGTTTCTATAACACTCAAGGTGGATGGTTCCAAACTTTAGGTACTAAACTTCAAAAAGTATCTAATAAGATTCACCAAAAAACATTGCGTGGTGGTGCTAACTTCCTAGTATGTTCTCCTGCAGTAGCAACTGTTCTTGAGTCTATCCCAGGATTTGCCGCTGACACAGATGGTACTAAAATGGAATTTGCAGCAGGTGTACAAAAAATTGGTGCAATCAATAACCGTTACACAGTTTATAAAAACCCATACATGTTAGAAAATGTAATCTTAATGGGCTTTAGAGGTTCACAATTCTTGGAAACAGGTGCTGTATTTAGCCCATACATTCCATTGATTATGACTCCACTTGTATACGATCCAGTTAACTTCACTCCACGTAAAGGTGTCATGACACGTTACGCGAAGAAAGTAGTTCGTTCTGAATTCTACGGAAAAGTATACGTTCACGGATTAAACACTCTTTAATAGTTAATTGAATTTAATTGACTTAACAAATTAAAGAATGAATTAAAGGGGATGGCTTCGGTCATCCCTTTTTTACTGTGCTATATTTATATTAAAAGAATAATATGGCAGTACCTAGAAGTAAATACTCAATGCAAGCGGTTATCCGATATGATGGTCGTCTAGTAGATGTATTGGATCGAATTCGGGCAATTCGTTTAGTATTAATGGTTCATATCGAACAAGATTTAGGACCAGACAAAGAATTAATCACACTCAAGATAATGACACCATATCCAGCTCGTAAAACATTTCAAGCAGTTCGTCAAATGTGTTTAGGTAAAATAGAAACACTAAAAGATATGCAACTCAAAGAAACAACACTTACAAAATTATTTTAATCACGTTACAACAAAAGGTTATCAATGGCTACAACTAATAAGGAGAAAACTCCACCAAAGAACGATATTAAATTTTCAATTACATTATCAGACGAACAAAAAGAAGCAAAAGCAAAGATTATAGAAACGCCATTTAACTTTATATTAGGTAAAGCTGGATCGGGTAAAACATTGTTAGCAGTTCAAATTGCATTGGACATGTTTTTTAAACGACAAACAAACAAAATTATCATTACTCGTCCTACTGTTTCAAATGAAGACAACGGATTCTTACCCGGGTCGCTCACAGAAAAAATGGAACCATGGTTAGTTCCAATTCGAAGCAATATGCGTAAAGTGTATAACAAGCCAGAGCTTCTAGAAAAAATGGAAAAAGAAGAAAATATTGAATTAGTATCATTAGCACACTTTCGAGGACGTACATTTGACCATGCAGTTTGTATTGTGGATGAGTTTCAAAACTTAACTAAAGAGCAACTTAAAATGGTGTTGTCTCGATTAGGTAAAGATAGCATCATGATACTATGTGGTGACAAATATCAGGTAGATTTAAAATTTAAAAATGATTCTGCTACACATGAAGTTCCTAAACTTCGAGACTCAAAATGGGTGAATGAAATCATTTTATTGGATAATCACCGCCATGAAGCATTAGATGATATTTTAACCAGATTAAATGATTAATAACATATTTATATATAAAAGGTAAAACAAATGGATTACTCAGAAAATAAACCAATTTGGCCAGGTTCCTCTTCATTTACAACTGGATCTACACCATTTGGATTCTTTGATACTGATCCGATGTTCCAGAACCATGCAGATCGATTTGCAAAGTTTGCAGCACAACATGTTGGATATCCAATTATGGATGTTGAACTTTTAGATATAAATTTTTATACTGCATTTGAAGCCGCAGTACTAGAATATTCAAACCAGATTAATCAAGTTAACATTGTTAATAACCTGATTAACACGTTAGGAGTTCAAACCGGTTCTGATTATTTAACAGGCAATGGTGGATCCATGACTGGTGTTAATATTGGGCAATCTTTAGGATACATAACTAAACTATCTAGAGCATATGGTACTGAAGCTGACTCGGGGGGTGATGTAAAATGGCGTAAAGCTGTTGTTAACATTATTCCTGGACAACAAACATATAGTATTCGCGAAGCAGTATCTGCATCATTATCAGCAAACAGTTCTAGTTTATCCAATACTAGTTCAATTGAAATTCGCAGAGTATTGCATAATCCACCGCCGGCAATTACAAGATATTTTGATCCATTTGTTGGAACAGGTCTAGGTTCGCAACAATTATTAGATTCATTTAACTTTGGAGGATTTTCACCTTCAATTAGTTTTATGATGATGCCAATACACGCAGATTTATTAAGATTGCAGGCAATTGAATTCAATGACCAAGTACGTAAGTCACATTACTCATTTGAAATACACGGAGATGACATTAAGTTTTGGCCTATACCATCATCTGGTACGGGATCATCTGCATCTTCTTTATTTTATAATAATGTATGGATTGAATATTTGCTTGAAGAAGAAAAAAGCAAACAAGCTATTTTGTTTGGGAATACAGCACTTTTAACTGGGGTCGTAAGTGACGCAGCAAATATACCATATACGAATCATCAGTACAGGACAATTAATGATATGGGCCGTTCTTGGATATTTAAATACGGTGTTGCAACTGTGAAAGAAATGTTGGGATATGTACGAGGTAAATATTCATCGATACCAATTCCAAATTCAGAAGTAACATTAAATGGGTCGGAACTAGTAACACAGGGCCAATCAGAAAAAGAAGCTCTAGTAACACAACTTCGTGAATTTTTAGCAGAATTAACAAAAGAAAAAATGTTGACCCGCCAAAATACCGAAGCTACCCAAATGACTGAAATACTAGGTAAAATTCCATTAAAAATATATGTTGGATAGGAGTAAGATATGGCACTGTTTGGAGGAATTAGAGACGCTAAATTCTTAGCTTCTGTTAACGCAGAATTATTAAATGCAATTGTCGATACAGAAATAGAATTTTTCAAATTAATTATCGAATCATCAGATTCTAACATGTATGGAGAATCTCCATCTAAATCATATTATGATTCTATATTGCTTCCGTGTTTAATAACTAAAGAATCAAAAACTGCGACTATGGATGATTATGGTCATTCATATACACGAACAGCCCAATTTGGAATATCAAGAGATATTTTAGAACGAGCTGATTTCTTCCCAGAAGTAGGCGATATTGTGTTTTGGGATAATGAATACTATGAACTAGACAATGTAGATGCAAATCAATACTTTGCTGGTAAAAATCCTGAAACATGGCCAAACGGTTCACAGCATGGATACAGTATATCTGTATTATGTGATGCACATGCAACAAGACAAACACCACATGGTATCAAAGATCTTCGTCGAGGCGGAAACAATAATTTTGCATACAAAGGTAATAAATAATGCCTAGATTAAATAGAAAAAATATTGATCGTAAAACTAATAAGCCAGAGCCATACAGAACAGAAGGCTTAACAAACGATCAACTGTTGAATCGAGCTAATCAAATAAGACGAGATGATGATGTAGTACGAACAGTGCAACGCACATTGTATGATATTGATTATGCAATTAAGTGGTATGTTGATAATGAAATACAACCTCAGATTAATCATAACACTGAATTAATTCCAGTCCCGGTAATTTTTGCTAACGGTGAAAAATGGGACAATGTTCGTAGATTAGGTTATTTGCGAGATGAAAAAGGAATGCTTCAATCTCCATTAATCATGTTGAAACGAAACAGTGTGGTAGAACGAGACTCATTGAGAACATTGGATGTTAATCGTATGCCAGCTGGAAATCAGATAGTATATAAAAGTAAATACAATGCTCGAAATCGGTATGAAGATGTATTATTTCCAATACCAAATTCAGAGCCACAACCAAGTGAACAGTTTTATGTTGTGGATATTCCAAAATACGTTACTGTTGAATACGATATGATGCTTTGGTGTGATTTCACCACGCAACTCAATGATTTAATTGACCAAATACTTCCATATGGTAGATTTTTATGGGGCAATGAAGCAAACCGATTTGAAACAGCCATTGGTCAAACTTCATTTGAAATTGTGAATACGGTTGGAGAAGATCGATTAGTGCGAGCGACAATTCCATTAACAGTACAAGGTACCCTGTTATCAGAACAAGAAACCAGGATATCAACTATTAAAAAAATGTACTCAGTTAAACGAGTGTCATATGATACCGTAGTTGATATAGGCACAACTGATATGTTTGCTACAGTAAATGTGCCAATACAACTATTACAAGTGCAGAGTGTAATATTAGGGGGAGGTAATATAACTGTAACCGGCGGTGGAACTAGCACGACGATTGATGCTGCAACTCTATCTTATATAATCGCGGTTTCAGATCGACAAGCAACATATTCATCTAGCACAACTGTGACAGTTAATGCATTTGCTGCAATCAATCCAGTAACTAATTTAACGGCAACCAAGAACGAATTCAATGTATACATCAACGGCCAATACATAGATAAAGTGGCATATACTTGGACACCATCAGACATTGCAAACCAGACCATTATATTCGATACTGCGACTTTAGGATACACCATAGATTCCACAGATACGATAATTATTAATGGAAGGTGGGCATAATGAGACAGTTCAAACCAGGACAATTACAA